AGTGTACAACTTAGTAGATAATGTATTGAAACAAACAGAATTCAAGAATGGTAAGTATTCAGGATTGAATCCAGTTGAAGTGTTCAATAGATTTGCTGACATGAAAGAAGCTTTACTCCATATTAAAGATTTAGTAAAACAAGCTATAACACATTCTATTTATAGAGTTAAACCAAATGGTAAGGTTTATGAAGGTGAATTTGAAGTAGCTAAAGATGAAGAAGATTTAGTAAAATTCTTAGCTGATGATGATAACCAAGATGAGTTATTAGTATTAGAAGGAAAATTAAAAACTAAAAAACTAGCTGCTGTATAAGTGGCTAGTTTTTAAAAATATAAAAGAATATGATTCCAGTAGATAGTTTATTATACAAGATCGATCAAAAACTAAATAAACTATCGACTAATTCACATCAACAGATTCAATTAGAAGATAAGATTTTAGCTCTTAATGAAGCTCAAATCAAGTTGATAAAACAGAAAGTTGATGGTATTAGTACTACTAGTCAATTAGGTCTTGATTCATTTAAGAAACGTTATGAAGACTTACAGAGTCTTATATTAGATTATAATCATCAACCATTGCCACTAGTATTAGAAGATGATAACTTAAATCAATGGTCTGCTAATGTTCATAATCTTGAGCCAAAATATATGTTCTATGTAGATTCATATGTTTTAGCTGATAAAGGAAGATGTAAAGACAGAAGAATTTGGATCAATCGAGATCTTGCAAAGCATGGTGATCTACAGTTTATATTAAACAACGATCATTACAAACCAAGCTTTGAATACCAAGAAACATTTAATGTTCTTGCTTCTGATAAAATATCTATATATACTGATGGAACGTTCACTCCTAAGAATATACAGATAATGTACATGAGATATCCAGTTTATATAAACAAAGCAGGATATATAATGTTAGATGGGACTCCATCATTTGATCAAGATTGTGAACTTGAATTATATTTAGAGGATGAATTGTTAGACTTAACAGTACAGAATCTAGCAATGTATACTGAGAATGCTGCAGCAGTACAAAGTGCTCAGTTCAGAATACAAACAAACGAGTAAATTTTTAACTTAATAAATAAATAAAATGGCTGATTTTTCATTAACCACAGTATTCGTGGTTCCAGTGGGGCAAACTGCACTCCCTAGCTCTGGCTCAACACAAAACTTGACTGCAGGACAAGTAGGTTTCTTTAGAAACGATTATTCAATAGCTACTTCTGCTAACATTGCTGCTGCACCTTATTTCTACGTAGCACAAGGTAGAACAAACACTTATTTACAAGGATCTAAAAGATCTGACAAGATCAAAGGATGTCCTTCTGGATCTGGTTGCAACTCAAACGTAACAGAATGGTACAAAGTATCAGGATGTCCTACAGCTGCTAACCAAATCACTGATGTAACTAATTTCACTGTACAATGTGGAGAAACTATCACGTTAACTTTACGTGCTCACTCTTCTTACATTGATACATTGTATTTTAATGGTTTCACTCGTTCAGTAACAATCCAAGCTCCATGCTGTGGTTGTGATGAAAATCCATGTGCTGATGTAAGTGACAACACTATCATCAACTTATTGATTGCTAAATTAACACAACAAGCTCCTGGTATCAACCCTGATAACATTAGCTTTAATACATTCTTTACATTTGAAAATGTAGGTGGTACAATCTTACGTATTACAGGAAAACCATTAACTCAATATGGACAACCTTGTGATATTGCAGCGTTCCCTTTTGAATATGACAGAATGTCTTTCAGAACATTTGTATATGCTGGTCCAGCTACAACTGCTGACTTCATTGTAGCAGATGCTTGTAACATTGTTGCTAACCCAATCATCACTCAACGTGCTTCTTACGCTACTGGTACATCTGCAGAAATTGCTCAATTAGAGAAAAACTTCTACAGCTACCAAGCAGGTTACTTGAAACATTTATATAGAATGAATGGGTATAACGAGAACTTTGAATCTTGGGTTTCTGCTGGTACAACTTATGATACATACTACATTAGATTTAATGAGTATAATAAATCTGAGTACCAATGGGGTGATTACATTATGGAAGATTCAACAGTAATTATTGCTGCTCCGAACTCTGTAACAAGTGGTATTTCTGCTGCAATCACTACTGTGTTAGAAGCTGCATTAGGTACTGTAGTAGATCAAGGTGTTCCTTGTATCACAACTACAACTACTTCTTCTACTGCTGCTCCATCAACAACAACTACTACTTCTACAAACATTCCTTAAGAATAAAAGAAGTAAAATTTAAACAATAACCTATGCCAGGGGAAAGAGGATAAATCTCATATTCCTCTGGCATAATTATTATAAAAACATGGCAAACTTACAATTAGATATATTAGTAATCCCTACTTATAGTGTACTTACACTTGGTGTTACAGATGCTTCTGTATATCCTACCAATCCTCCAGTGGTGTCAGCACCTACTATTGAGATTGATATTCCAGGATTTGGAACAACGACATTACCATTCGTTCCTAATGAAATCAATGTATTTACATCGTCTAATTTAGGAATCACAGAACCAGATTGTAATCAACCACTTCCAGATGGAATATACAGATTAAGATATTCTGTAGCTCCTGCATATGCAAATTATGTAGAGAGAACAATATTACGTGTTGATAGACTTCAAGAGAAGTTTGACAATGCGTTTCTTCAATTAAACATGATGGTGTGTGATAGAGCTCTTAAAACACAATCTAGTGTTATGTTAAACACTATAAACTTCTTTATACAAGGAGCAATTGCAGCAGCTAATAACTGTGCAGAATTTGAATCAAACACATTATATGCTCAGGCAGATAATATGTTAAACAACTTTTTAAGAACCAACTGTGGTTGTTCTGGTAACAACTACTTAATAAACTTTTATTAATTATGGCACAATGTTCAGGATGTGGAGCTAATGTAGGCTGTGGATGTCAGCTGAAAAATGGAATGTGTGCAGCGTGTGCTGCAAAAGCAAATAAATAAAATTGTTATTATGTTATCACCAAGACTAACCAACTGTCCTGAATGCTCGGACATTCCATCTTTACTTAAAAAAATAGATTGCAAGTTAGCAGAACTTGGTAACAACTTGTACAACAATATTTCATATATGTTGAACAAACCTGTGCCTGCTGATGACATAACTCAATTAATAGGATATAGAAGAATATTAATGTACAAGCTTATTAATCCAAACTATGCACATAAATATTCTGTAGCTATGATATCTAGTAGAGTGATACGTCTTACAGTGGGATGTATAAGTAGATGTAACACACCAGAACCTTGTATAGAGGAACGTTGTGATATAACTATTGTACCAAATCCAACTACCACTACTACTAGCAGTAGTTCTACTAGCTCAACAACAACAAGTACCACTGCAGTACCAACTACTACCACTACTAGTTCTAGTAGTTCAACTAGCACAAGCACGTCTACTAGTAGTTCTTCTACAACAACCACTACAACAACAATTTAAAACCTTTTTAAAATAAATAATATGTCAACATGCTCAAATTGTTACAATGGATGTACAGAGATTGTCTCTGACAGATGTGTAAAATATACAGGAATAGATGTTCCTGTCCTAGGAATACAAACAGGTGATTCTTTATCATTTGTAGAACAAGCATTAATTACATTTCTTACATCTACATTAGATGGCACAGGAGTAAAAATTGATCTTGCACCTACAGTGGTATGTGAGCTTGTACAGCAATATCTTCCAACATGTAAAGATCTTTCTATTGTAGATATATCAAAAGCTCTTGTACAAGCTGCTTGTAATCTTCAATTACAAGTGAATGCCATTAATGCTACACTTGCTACATTGAATGCTGATTATACAATTGGATGTTTAACAGGTGTTACAGCATCTTCAGATACACATGCTATTCTGCAAGCTGTAATTAACAAGTTGTGTCAAGTACAAGTTGATTTAACAGCATTAACTTTAAACTTATCTACTAATTATTCTAGCAATGGTGCACAACTAGATGCTTATATAGCTAACTATCTAGCTACAAATACTCCTAGTTCTAATCTTATAAGTAATAGAATGGTTCCTTATGCTGTGGTTGAATACTATGGTCCTATTGCTGGTAATTTTGATGGAACAGGTAAAGGACTTGGAATTTGGGATAATATATATTTATGTAATGGATTAAATGGTACACCAGATAAAAGAGGAGTCGTAGGAGTAGGTGCTACAAATGGTGCAATGTTAGGACTTACAATGCCTTCAGCTACTAATCCATCATTAGGAAATCCTACATATAGTGTAGGTGGATCAATAATAGGTAGTAATAATATTGTGTTATCAACGCTCCAAATGCCTAGCCATACACACCTTACAACAGTAACAATTAATGATCCAGGACATGGTCATATTTTTAGTAATTCTAGTGGAACATCACTTGGAGGTGGTTATATAGCAACAGGAGTTCCAAATGAAGGACCAGGTGCTTTTGGATTAGTTAATAATCAAACAGGATTAAAAGGAACAGGATCAGGACAAAATGTTTTTGTTACTAATTCTAATGAAGGAGGAGGACTAGCACATCCAAATTTCCAACCTGGATTAGGTTGTTTATATATTCAATACAGACCTTAATAAATCAACACGATGTCATATCCTTTTTTACCAGTTAATCCTTGCTGTACAGACGTAGTTTTAAATACTCCTTGTGGATGCACTTCTACACTTCCTAATACTGGATGTGAACAAACCCAATGTGGTACTAATGTAATTCTATCTAGCAATGTACTTTATAATGGTCCTGTATTGGATTGCATTATAGCTGAGCCATGTGATACACTTAATGTGATATTACAAAAGATCGATGAGATTATATGTAATCTACTTGTTCAGATTAACACATTGAATATTCAAGTAGCAAACATCACTGGTCAAATAATTAATATTAATAGTCAGATAATTAATATTAATAATACATTAGATGTATGTTGTAATGTTACAACTACTACCACAACCACTGCAACACCAACTACCACAACAACTACCACTGTAGTAGAAGAATGTCGTTATTATATTTTAGAAGGAAACATAGCTCCTGGAGTATGGATTGCAACTTTATGTGGTTCTAAAGTAGATGATCCAGTTTATGTTGGAGGAGAATTAACTCCAGGACAAACTGAAGAGACACCTTGTATTATACCTTCTACATTAGAACTGTATGGCGTAAGTATTAAAGTAGACAGAGGAGTATGTCCAACAACAACAACCACCACTACAACACTATAAATATAAAACATGGCTGATTGTCCTCAAATAAATAACACAACAATACTAGGAACGAGTGCTGTCACATACGATAGCACTCCACTTCCTTGTACAGATATAAAAACATGTGATGATCTAAACACGATCCTTGCTAAGTTTGATAATGTTATATGTTCTGCTATAGATAGTGTAAACATTCTTATAGAAGAAGTAACAAATATCACTGAGGACTTAATGCTTATTACAGAGGATGTAGAGACTATAAACAATCAAATCTTTATATGTTGTCCTATTTGTAGTTTTACAATAACTGCTACTGAATTACCTGTGTGTGAGTTTACTGGAACTGCTAATCAACTTCCAGATCCTACAACAACTACAACCAGTAGTTCTTCAACCAGTACTTCTACATCAACAAGCACATCTACTAGCACTAGCACATCTACAACAACTAGCACTAGTAGTTCAACCACTACAACTACAACTACAAGTATACCATTACTTTGTTTTCAAGCAGAGGTTTATCCTCCAATACTTAATCCAGGAACATATCACGTAATACAATATTTAGATTGTAATGGAAACATTCAAGTTGAAAGTGTTCCAGATGGTGGAGAAATGGTAACTATTTGTTATACAGGAATTGTATCAGATAACAATAATGGTGTAACCATTCCTTTATATACTTATTGTATAGCAACTTAATAAACCAAATAATATGACAGTATTAATAACATTAACAGTAGCAGGTTCAGATTCTGGACCATTTAATCTCTATTCAAATCTTGATGGATATACATCAGCATTTGAAGCAGGAGTACCTAAAGCATCATTGCTTGCAGGATATTCTTCTGCATTAGTTCCTGACTTTACAACAACTATTAGAATACAATCTGTAGGGGATTGTACTAACCACATTGACATACCACTGTATGCCACTACAACAACAAGTAGTAGTACAAGTAGCACAAGTAGTACAACAACAAGTACTACTACTATTGCTAATACTTGTTATGCATTCCAGAGTGATCCATACACTACAACATTTACAGCTCAATATATAGATTGTAATGGTGTTATTCAAACAGTTAATGATACATGTTTCTCTCCACCTTGTACATATACACTGTGTGGATTTTCTGTTTTATCTAGTAGTGAACTTATGAGTATTATAGGAGTTTGTACAACAACCACAACAACCACAGCTGCACCTACTACAACAAGTACTACTACAGCTGCACCAACCACAACTACAACTACTACTTAATTATATAATAAATAAAAACATGACAATATTAATAACATTGGTTTTACCACCTGGTGGGGACGCAGGTCCTTTCAATCTTTATTCAGATACAGATGGATACGTTGTTGCATTTGCAACAAATATATCTGCTTCAGCTTTAATTGCTGGATATACAGCTACAAACGTACCTGATGGAACAACTATAATTAAAGTACAGTCTGTAGGAGTGTGTACAAACTTTGTTAATGTACCAGTGAATGTGCTTCCTACTACAACTACAACAAGTTCTAGTAGCACATCTACCACTACAAGTACTAGTACCACTGCTGGTCCAACTACCACTACAACTAGTAGTAGTTCAACAAGCACAAGTACTTCTACAAGCACAAGTACATCAACTAGCACTTCTACAAGCTCAACCACCAGTACATCTACAACATCAGTTCCTACCACTACTACCACAACTAGTCTTGGTGCATGTACAAAATATAACACTGATGGTCTAGATACAATAAATTATATAGATTGTAATGGTGATCCTCAAACAATTGTAAACATTGAAATTGATTTTTGTGCACAAGCTGGTACAGTAACAGGTACTGGTGTAAGTATAATTACACCAAACGATTGCGTATAATAATTTTATAAAATAAAAAATCATAGTTTGTTGGTTTTCTGTGATTTCTCCTCAAGATCTTCTTGGGGAGTTTTTGTTTCTAACTAATTTAGTTATAAATAATTAGAGCTCTAACTAGAATTATTTGGAATATATAAAAACTATTATTTATCTTTACAATATTTTTTAACTAATATGAATATATATGTCTGAAAATCAAAGCTTATTAGGTCAATTGGAGGAATTGCTGACAATGAAAAGAAGTAAAAAATTCTATGCTGAAAGACTTGGAATAAGCGAATTTGAAGTTAATGAGCTCTTAAAGGAGCTTAGAGAAAAGGACAATTATCAAAACGTAGAAGGAAAAAACTACACAGAAGAACGAAAAGTAAATGTTGAAAAGGGTACAATAGAAAGTACAATCATATCTGATTTTGATCCTAAAGATGATCTTGAACTAGCTAAGCTACACAAGATAAACCTAGACAAGTATGTCATCACAAACTACTGGTCTAAGATGCTACCAAGTGGGAAGTTCACTTCCTCAGTCTTTTCTAAGAGAAAAGAAGCAAAAGATTACTCCCCTGAAGACTTTGCTAAATTTTTAGAGAATTATATTCCTAATAACATAAGAGTTATTAATAAACCAGTATTAGATGAAGAAAGTTTAGTGGATGTTGAATTATCTTTATCTGATTATCATTTAGCTAAAAAAGTTGTAGATGGAGATAATTGTCCATTTAAAAGAGCTTCAAACTATTTAAAAATAGTGGAAGATTTAATTACCAAAATAAGAAAAAATTATAGTATTGAACATATAGTTTTTCCTATAAGTAACGATTTTTTTCATACTGACAATTATCAAAACCAAACTACAAATGGAACTCCTCAAGATACCATCCTTGAATATCATTCTGAATATGAATTAGGATTTTCTTTATTAGTAGATACTATTAATACATTAAGAGATCATTGTAAAAGTGTTACAGTAGTTTTAGTACAAGGTAATCATGACAGGACTAAATCTTTTTATTTAGCACATGCATTAGAAGTTTTCTTTAAAAAAGATTATGATGTAAACTTTATAAGAGAACATAGTGTAGTAAAAGCAGTAGTATTAGGAAATACATTTATAGGATATCATCATGGTAACTGTAAAATAGATGATTTGCCTTTATTATTTGCAACTCATCCTGAATATAGTTCTTATTTTGGAGAAGCTAAATATAGAGAAATCCATACAGGAGATAAGCATCATTACATGGCTAAAGAAATAAAAGGAGTAAGAATACAACAAATGCCAAGTCTTTCATTTACAGATAGATGGCATATGGATAATAACTTTGTACATTCAATTAGAGCAGCATTAGCACTTGTTTATGATAAAGAAACAGGAAAAATTGCAGAATTTGAATCAAGAATATAAATAATATGGCAACATTAAGAAAGTTAGTATCAGATGTTAGAAGTGTCCACAAGATACTTTCGACTGACTCATTAATAACAGATCGTGCAATTGCATCTGAAATAAGAAATAACTCTTTGTTATTAATCAAACGTGAGACAAACCTTAGAAAACTTTGGGCAACTGATACATTGTTCACTACAATTCCTTGTTTAGAGATGGTAGAAGTACCCATCTCTGAATGTTGTAACTATGTAGATGAGTGTAGTATTGCAAGAACTAAGTTTAAACTTCCACGTATATCAGAAGGTAATTACCAATATGTAATACAAGGAGTTTATTCTATCAATGCATTAGGTGGCCAAGGAAAGAAGTTAAAAGAGATCACTGTCAATAGATATATCAATCTACTAAAGCTTCCTATAATTAAGAAAGAAGAATACTTCTGGATATCTAATGGATATCTATACGTAAATAATCCATTGCTAAAATCAATCAGGTTTGTAGCATTGTTTGAAGAAGATGTAGAGAATGAAATCATGTATCCAGAATGTGGATGTGGTTCTCCTGATTATACAAATGAACAACTATGTATGAACCCATTAGACAAAGAGTTTGCTCTTCCAGGATATCTAGAACAACAAGTGTTACAGCTTACATCACAAAAACTTCTTTCTACTTACTTCAATATTAAAACAGACATAAGTCAAGAAGGAATAGATGGCCAAGCACCAAACTCAAAACCAACTAATTAATGAGAACAAAGGTTGATTGGAGAAGTTCTAGCAAGGACAGTTATAATAGTTTCTGTAAAAAACATCCATCTGTAAAACTAACATATGATGAATGGAGAAACGTCTTATACACCTACAATGAATCTTTTAAAGAATACATATTAGAAACAGGAGAGAAGGTAAAGCTTCCTTTTGGATTTGGAGAGTTCTCAATCAACAAGAAGAAAAGAAGAAAACTAAAGAACAATGTAGATGGTAAAGAGTTTGTTAATCTTCCCATAGATTGGCAAAAGACCAAAGAGAAAGGAAAGGTGATATATAACTTCAACTACCATACAGAAGGTTATTTTTTTGGTTGGATGTGGTTTAAGAACACAGCACGCTTCAAGAACTCTGATCTATGGTATTTCAAACCTTCTAGACTAACATCAAGACTTCTGTCACATTACTTAAAGACCAACGACAAGTATCAATACATCTACAATGAATGGAAAAAATAATGAACTATGTCATACTACTATAAATACAATTTCGTATCCCCAGAGCCTGTCTATTCAACAGTTAAAGAAGAATTAAAGTCTTACTTTGACACTGGTGCAGTGGATGATCTTTTATTCCCTACCTACTTAGACAAATGTCTCAAGAAGTTAGGAAGAACTACATTTGTAATAAGTGAAGAGATCTTATATATAGAAGACTTTGAAGCTAGACTTCCTGATAACTTTTATGCTGTTAGAGAAGCTTGGATGTGTACAGCAGTGAATGGTTTTCCATATCAAGATGCTAACTCATTCTATTCACAAGCAGCCAATGCAACAACTATTCAGGTGTCTCCATTAACTATTGGAGGTACTCCTTGTACTAATCCTGGTTGTCAGAATTCAGCTTGTGATGGTACATGTATGCCAACATTAGTACAAGCTGTATACAAAACAAATAATAGTACACCTAGACAGTTTGTTCATGAGTATTTACTTAGACCTGGTAATATATCTGCAAGACAAAACTGTGGTGTAGATTATACAAGTGCTTGGGAATTCTATGCTGAAGCTCCTCCTATTCATGAATTTACTCCTGGTGCTGCCAGTTATGACTCATTTGATATTAGAGACAATAAGTTTGTAACCAACTTCAGAAATGGTGTTGTTCACTTGTTGTTCTATGCTACAGAGTATGATGAGATAGGGAACCAAATGATTCCTGATAACTATCGTATAAGAGAATATGTAGAAGCATTCATTAAGTTCAAAGTGTTTGAGATGCTTACTAACCAAACTAATGATGAAACATTCAATCAGTTACAACAAAAGATGTTATATCACAAGCAAGCATATGAAGAAGCATACATCATGGCTGAGATTGAAATGAAGAAACAATCTCCTTGGGAAAAACAAAGAAGAATCAAAAATGATCTTAACAGATTTAATATGTATGAGCTTCCTAATCGTACTAACAGGTATGGTAGAAGACGTAATAATTAATACACATCATGGCTGAAGAACAATCAAAAAATAACATAACTCAACATCTTGGCACTGCAATTACTGGTTTAAACTTAGATAGCTCTGTAAATCAAGTTAAACAGGGTTCATTAACCTATGCGTTAAATGCTGCAATTGAAAATTTTGATGGTAACATAGTTAACTATCAAAATGAAATGGGTAATGATTTATGTGTCACTTTTCCAAAATCTTATTTACTAATTGGTACTCATTTCATTAATGAGAAGAATAAACATATATTCTTTCTTGTAAATCCTTTGACATCAATGAGTCAAATTGGATACATGGAAAACAATGATTGTATCTATCACGTATTAGTAGAAGCTGCATGTCTTAATTTTAATGTTAATAATCCTATACATAAAGTAGTACATAAGATTACAAACTGTACTATAGAGATATATTGGACAGATGGTTTAAACCCAAGAAGATGGTTAGATATAAATAACATTCCTTATTTATTGAAACCTGGAGCAGACCTTTGTGATCCTGAATATACAGACCAATTAGATTGTAACCAACTTAAGATACAACCTAATTTTAGTATTCCTCAACTTAAAGTTGTAGATGTTAGATCTGGAGGAGAACTTGTATCAGGAACTTATCAGTTTGCTATACAATATTGTGACCCTGTTGGTAATCCATATACTTCTTACTACTCAGTAACAAACCCTACTCCTATAGCAGATTTAACAATAGCCACTGTAAATTTCAACACTCCTGTAAGTAAATCTATTGTAGTGGATATAACAGATCTTGATGTTACAGGACAGTTTCAATATTATAATGTAGCTGTAATCAAAACAATCAATAATGTTTCATCTGTTGAGTTAGTAGGTACCTATTTTATTGAACAAAACTACGATCAAATTATATATACTGGAGAGGATCAAACTGCAATACAATTAACTATTGCTGATATATTTGAGAAGTTTCCTTATTATGAAATAGCACAAGATCTTACATCTGTACAAGATATTCTTGTATGGGACAACCTTACATCTATTAATAGAATCAACTATCAATCAATAGCTAGTCAAATAGATGTTCAGTGGGAAACATATAGAATACCTGCTAATGAAAGTTATGAAGATGAATTGAACGCAACCAATCTACGTGGGTACCTACGTGATGAGGTGTATGCACTTGAGATTGTATTCCTATTAAAGAATGGAAAACAAACAGATGGTTTCCACATTCCTGGAAGAGAACAAAACTTTAATGAGTTCTCTCAACCAGATATACCTGATACAAGTGCTGACTTTATTGGTGAGCCTGATTACTATTCAGGTGGTGTAGGATATAGTCCTTATTGGAAAATATATAACACTGCTTCTGTTACTGGATTTTCTCCAGGATATTCTCCTAGCCCTACTTACAAAGGAGCATATCAGTATGGTCAAATGGCTTATTGGGAATCTACAGAAGAGTATCCTTGTAATGTAGATCTTTGGGGTGATCTTGCTGGTAAAAATATCAGACATCACAAGTTTCCAGATGTATTAGTTTCTCCTATAAATGAATCACAGATATTTTCAGGACCTACATCAATGGTGATGGGTAATGATGCTGTATTTCCTATTGGTATTAAAATAGACATTGGTCAGATATCAAATCTTATATACAACTCTAATTTAACTGATGATGAAAAGAGTGAGATAGCAGGGTTTAAAATCATTAGAGGTAACAGAGGAGTACATAAATCTATCATAGCTAAAGGGATACTTCGTAATGTTAACTCTTATATAAGAGAAGACCAGTACTACTACTATCCAAATTACCCATATAATGAAACAGGTCCTGACGTTGATCCATTCTTAAATGAGGTGAATAACGCATGGACAGAAATATGTGAACCATGGGAGATTAATGTAATGGAATTTAATTTACCTGAAGGTCCTGGTCCATATACATATGCAGAGGTTGAATTTACCAATTGTAATAATGATAAACCTGATAAACAAAAGTTTACTACATTAGGTAAACATACATTGTGTTCTATTAGTAGACCTATACCACAAGGTGTTGGTCCATTCAATAGAATGAAGCTTAGAAGAGGAGATACTGAAGAACCTACTCCTGGAACAAAAGTGAATGTGTCTCCAATGAATTATGATGTTTATAAACTTGAAGTTAAGAAAAATAGACTTGGACTTCCTAGAGCTGGATGGAGAGCTCAATGGGAAGACACAGTGACAGGAGTAACTGATTTTTGGGTATGCTGTGGAAGAAGTTATTTTGTTAATTGTATAAAAGGAACTCGACCAGTTAGCGTACAGAATGATACTGATATAATTACTTTAGATAAAGAAGTTAGAGTGCCTGATTGTAAAACTCCAGTTCCTCAAAAACCTATATCTGATAAACCAGAACTAGCATACAGACAAGTATTTAATTCTCCTGAAACATCATTTGGACAACCTTTCTTAGGTGATATATTAAAGATTGAGAATGTGATGTTTGGTAAAGGACTTGGTCACTTTGTTGAAGTGAGAGGTAATGCTAAATATAAACTTCTTACAGAAGAAGCACAAAGAGATGCTCTTCAGGCTTCACAAAATATTGGTAGTATTTCTAGTGGATTCAATGCAACAGCAATGTTCACTGTATACCAATCATATCTAACTATTTATATCAATGGTATTACAAGAAGAAACTATGCTTATTCATATAACTCAATAGCTGATTATAATTATAATGTAGGAGTGGGTAATGATATTACAGTGAATGGTGTTAGAGGTATTAAGCAAAGACCACTTGACATTAAGAGATATCTTATCCCTGGAGTACAATCTGTTGGTGATACAATTAATGTTACTGTTGGTGGAACAACTGTAGTTAAAAACGCTCCTATCAACAATTATAGAAGAGAGTCAACAGTTTATTTAAGAACAGATCTTGATAAACCAGCATTACCATTACCAAGTAATAGTCCTAGTATGATTGTAGGAGGTTCTTCTATTGTTACAGAAAAATCTAGAATAACCATTGGATCAAGTGGAGCATGTGCTAAACCAGCTTTAGAACAAGACATTAGTGTTGTATCTTATTATGCATCACTAAAGAATGTAGTGGTGAATCAATGGGGACAAATATATTCATATAGAACAGTAGACACAGGGTTCCAATCACCTATCAATCCTATTTCAACAGGATCTACAACAGTGTTTGGTGGAGATACATTTATAGGTAGGTTTACATTTAAAACTAAACTTCCTTTCTTTATTGATAATAGAGTGAATGCTCCTGATGATTCAGACATATTTTATGATGAGATTGGTAATGTGGCCTACCCAACATTCTGGCATTCTGCTCGATCTATATTAAAAGACTACACTGTAACACCAGGAGCCATAGGAACATTGTCTAATATTATTTCATACAAAGCTCATAACTTTGATTGTCCTAATAATCAAGAGCCTGGACCAACATCAACCCCTTCTTTTCCAGGACAAGATAATCCTAATAGAACATACTATAATGGATACTTCTATTTGTTTGCTTATGGTATTCCTAACTTCTATTGTGAGAGTTCTTATAACACAGATTTAAGACAAGCATTTAATAATAGAGAAGGTGATTTCTGGCCACACGTATCAACAGGTATTCCTGATGATTGGGTACAGGAGAACTACGTATCAATTGCATTTGATAATACGTACAACTATAATGTAACATTCTCTAAACAAAACAAAGAGAATAAATTTACTAGTCTACCTGCAGACTGGAAAAAAGACTTCTGTTTCACGTACTATCCATTCAGAACTATCTATTCAGATTCTCAGAATATAGATTCTGACAATAGAGTGAATAGCTGGTTGACATATAGATCAGTTTCATATTTTGATTTTCCTCAAAACTTTGGTAACTTAATATCATTAGATGGTATTCAGAACAAAGCTATCCTTGCTAGGTTTGAGAATAAGTCATTGTTATACAATACGTTATTAACAATTGATACAAGTAATCCACAGGCTGCTTATTTAGGTAACCCTTCTTTATTTAGAAGTTCTCCTCCAGTAGACTTTGCTGAAACAGATCTTGGATATGTAGGAAGTCAGAATAAGTTCTTATTGAAGATTCCTCAAGGCCAAATTACCGTAGATGCTAAACGTGGACAAGTATTTTTACTTGGTAGTAATGGAGCAAAAGATCTTACATCGTTCTCTTCAGGGATGAATAACTTCTTTACAAACCATTTAGCGTTTGAGATTCTTAGATATTTCCCAAGTAAGGACGTAATGGTAAATGGTAAACTAGTTACTATTCCAGGAGTTGATGTAGATAATAACTTCACTGGTATTGGACTACATGGTGTATATGATAACAGATACGAAAGAATCATCATAACTAAACTTGATTATATTCCTGTAGATCCTGCTGTTAAGTATGACTATATAACAAAAGAATTCTATGTAGAAGAACCTATTGTTGGAAGTGCTCCACTTAGAGTGGTTGTAAGTTTACAAGATCCTGATTACTTCTGTAACAAGTCTTGGTCAGTTTCTTATAACTTCAACACACAAAGCTGGATATCATTCCATAGCTACATTCCTAATTTCTATATAGGAGAAAACAATTTCTTCTATTCAGGAATCAATGGATGTTGTGATGATTTTGATTTTGTGGCAGGACCAATTGTTCCTAATGCTCCAACAACAACTACAACATCTACTAGTCCTGGACCAACAACCACTACTACATCAACTACTACTGGGTTTAATTGTAACTTAGCTGGAAGTGTTGTAATAACTAATTGTTTTTTATCTGGTAATGGTATAATTACAGTGCCACCAGCACCTCCACCTTGTACAAGACCTACAAACTTATCAGAAGATGATTTTGTTATTGGATATACAATAACATCTATACCAATAACTGTAGTTTCTACAGGTAGTCAATCAGATGCTTGTAATGCAATTACTTATTTAAATAGTATTCCACCAAACACTACAATTAATGAAATAACAGGAAGTTATTCAAGTCTTAGTATTGGATCAACAATTTATGCAGGCTCAAGCTTTAATACAGATTGTACAGTGATTCCTGATGGATGGTATTTTACAAATGAAAGTTCATATTATGGAATAGTTTATCAAGTGGTGAGTGGAGCAATTGCACAAATACAATCATGTTTCCCAACCACTACAACAACTAGTACAGCACATCCTTGTATATCATACACAGCTATTAAAACAACAGTGGGTGTAGTTATAATAGATTATACAGACTGTACAGGAGCACCAGCAACTGTAACTGTTGGACTTCCAGCAGGAGGACCTTCATCAGTTACTTTCTGTGCAAGATGTTGTGTATCCACTCAACCAAATGTAACATTAACTAGTAATGGAAACTGTTAAGCTATGTCAAAAACTATCTCTATAAAGCTAACACAAGCAGGACCTACTGCAGGACCCTTCAATATCTATGACCAATTTGGAAATGTGATAGCTGAAGGTGTATCTAGAAAAACTCTTGTGAGAGGCATAAGCTATATTGTAAATAATGATGTAACAATCATCACTATTAAATCTACTGGTAAATGTAGATCAGAGAAGAGCGTTCCTGTTGAAGATATAACAGTATCGAATTACACAAGTATAAAGTTAGTTCAAACTGTAACAGCATGTGTATGGACACATTTACTTAATATAAGAAACTATAACACCTTCTATGGAAACATAGAACCATACATCATTGAATATCCTTTTGCTTATAAGTTCCAAGATGAGATATTGCAGAACGTAGTTGACTACACTAAGGCATATGATTATTTTCCTATTCCTGATGGTGTGTTTAATGCTAACACAAGAATAGAAACAAATGATAAATACTTCAATAAAGCTGTTCTATATAATGGACAACAGAGTTCTGGTCTTCTTGAGCTTGTAGCAAAACCATTAAATAATTTGCAAGCATATAATCAATATCCTATCTTTAACGCTGATAGTAAAACCATTACATATACTAAGAGTGATAACTTCTATCAGTACAATACATTCTGGGCTTTAGAGAAAAGCTCTCAGATTCCATTATTCAATAGAACATGTGAAAGCTTATCAATTGATAAAGTGATAAATCAAGACAACATGGACTATGGAACAAGAAGCTTCAAGAAATCTCCTCTAAGAGCAAAAGAATTAAAAATTCGTCACATCTTAGATTCATCAAGTACTACTCATCTTGTTTCACAATTTATCCTGGGAGTAGCACAAATCTCATACAAATAATGAAAGGAAAAGTAAAATGCACATGTGGTTGGTCATGGAACAAATCTGATTCTAGTAAAAAAGATATGTATATATGTCATGAGTGTGGCAGAGATAATTCTAACAACATGCAAAATGGTGGTTGGTTAGATAGCTATGCTGATGGTGGAACAATGCAAGAACACCAAGAGAACTATAATGATTATAAAGTTTCTGCTCCTGAAGGAATGGTAGGAGATGGATTCTCTAATGTAGGAAGAAACTATTCTCCTGCATGGGGAGGACAGTTTCAAACTGGTGGATATTTAAAGAAAGTTAAGAAGACAGAAAAAGATCTTCTTAAAAAATATGTAAATCCAGCACAAGCAAGAGCCCTTACAAGAGCTAAACAACAAGGAATTAATACAGGTATACATAATGGACCATTAGATGCTATAAGACATTCTTCAAGTGCAGCTGCTATGTCTTCTGCATTACCTACTTGGACAAACTTTATTCCTGGAGTTGCACCATTAAAAATAGCAGCTACTAATATTGCAGGAGCAGCACATGAACTAAATGCTCCAAATGATTGGAAAGAACATGCATCTGATTTGTATAATAATTTTATAGGAAGTGTAGTTGGAGTGTTACCTGTATCAGAAAAAAACAAACATGATCTTTTGATACAAGCTCAAAAACATGGTGTGTTATCAGACATGGGTGATAAAACACCTTTACGTAAAAGACCAGCAGCTCCTCAATTACCACAGCTTAAGTTACCACCACTTCAAATGGGTGGATCTGTTTATCCAGTTAACTATGTTCCTGAAGCACAGAATGGTAAATTAACTTTCTTACAACCTACTAGTGAGAAGTTACCAGAAGGATATAGAATTCCATATGCTGATCCTAGTTCTGAACTAGCTATGTCTATAGGTGGAGAGAATGGAGAACCAGCTTATTTGATTCCTAGTTTTAAATATGGTAAACCATTATATAACCCTATAGAAGAATTTAAAAAGACAGGGGAACATTTAGGAGGTCCTTTTAAAACATGGCAAGAAGCTGATAAATGGGAACAAGAAGTTAGACATCCTTATGTTGAAAAAGGACAAGATATTCCTATGCCAATTAAAACTTGGGGAGAAATGGCAATGGGTGGTTCTATTCCAGGAGCTGTAGGATTTACATACGCACGTACAAAAGGTATTCCTAGTAATGGCCCTTATGCTAAGAAGACAAAAGCTTCTGCACAAAATGGTCAAGAAATGCAATACTATAGAGAAGGACTTGATTGGAAACCTAAAACTATTAGTCAAAATGGTGGATGGTTAGATGCATATGGTGATAATGTTTATAAAGCTCAAACTGGTAAAAATATAAGAGTAAAAAATGCAGATGGAACTATTTCTGTTATGAATACAGATTCACCTGAGTATAGAGAAATGTATCAATCAGGTATGGTTCAACATCCATCTGCAGGACAAGGTGACAATCCTTATTTTGGAGGGATATTAGATGAAGTTAGTATCACAAGAGCACCAAGAGAAAAAGGTTTTTGGGAACAATACGCAGATAAGATTGCAGAAGAAAATAGAGATGCTGGATTGCTAGGTGCAATTATTGGTACACCTATTTCTGCTGTAACAAGTCTTCCACAACTTGCAGCTACATATGCTTTAACAGATAAAATGCAAAGACCATCAGAAGCTCTTGATGTACAAAACCCTTATGGAGCTTTTGCTGTAGATCTTTTTACTGATCCTATAAATTATGTAGGTGCTGGACTTGCTGATGATGCTTTAAAACTTACAAGTAAAGGAAAAAATTTACTTAAGAAAGGATTTGGCAAACCAGTAAAAGTTGCTGAACAAAACATTGTTCCAATTAAAGATATGTTTATTCAACCAACTCCTCTTAAAGCATCTGAAACTTTACCAAAAGAATTAGAACCATATCTATCTAGCTATGTTAAACCTATAAGTGACGAAGAAGAAGTTTTCAGAATGTCAATGGGTCCTGAATATAAAGCTAAGAAATTAGCAGAAGACACTGTGTATTTAGATCCTGAAGGTAATATTATTTCTTCTCCTAAAAAAACATATACACCTTTTATTGAAGATGAAGATATAAAATATATTAATGCTAAAAAAAATAAAAATATAAATGTTGTACCAGAAGAACGTTCTATAATAAGACGTTCATCTATTATAGATATAAATGATATGAAACAAGGGGGAGTTATAAAAGATGACATGGGACAATGGAATCATCCAGGAGAGATAACAGAAATCAATTCTCCATATATAACAATGAAAGGAGTTCCATATGATGTTCTTGGTATATCAGATACAGGAGATACAAAACTAATGAAGCCAGGAAAGAACTATAAGTTTAAGGGAAAGAAAGTTACAGAATTTCCTATGGCTAAGAATGGATTAAGACAAGAACAAAAAGGTTTGGTTAATCTAGACAATCTAACTAATTTTACAAACTATAACAAACCACAACCAGGTGGATGGTTGAGCAAATACGAATAATTATGAAAGCAGAATTTTTAAAAATCGCTAAGTGTAAAACTGTTAAACAGTTCTACGATAAATATCCAACAGAAGAAGCTTTCTTCAAAGCTCATCCTGAAGCAAAAGCATCTATTAAGAAAGCTCAGTTTGGAACTCTTATTGGTGGAGCCACTCCTAAACAAAGTGTTCCTAAACCTATATCATATATGGACTATCAAGAGTATCGTGATGAAGCTGATAAAATAGTCACTGGAAAAACTCAAGAAGAAAGAGATCAAGAAGCATACCAACAAGCTATGCTTGCTGCTGCTGCCAAAGGTGGTGGAGGTGGCGAAGGTGGTGGTGGAATGGGTAGTTTAAGTAGCATCATGAGTATGGCAGGTATGGCAGCTGGTGGTAGTGGTGGAGAAACTCTTGGTGGTGGAACTGATTCTGCTATGCCTGATCTAGCTATGTCTCTAGGAGGTGGTAGAAATGGAAGAAGAATTCCTGTAGCACAAACTGGATTTGTTGAAGGTATGGGTATGGATAGTGAGAATGGTTATAACGTAGATAATGATGGAAACGTTATGGATGGTAGTTCTACAACTGGTTATGATGCTACGTCTAATGGTGGTGGATTCATGAATACATTAAGTAAGCTAGGAAAATATGCAGGACCTATTGGCCAGATAGGTGAAGGACTTAGTATGCTTAAAGCTGGGAAACAAGCAAGACTTAATGCTGAACAAGAAGCTGCAGTTAGTGATATTGCTGCTAGAGCATCACTAACTAGAGAAGAAGAATCTAAAAGAAGATATGTTCGTCCTGAAGATATACAGAACACAGGAGAAGAGTTCTTCCCTATATATGGTGTAGGTACAAACGTACTTACTAGAAATGGTGGAGCAATTAGAAGAGCACAAGATGGTAGTTATATAACTGGTAATCCAACAGAGATACAAAATACATATTCTCCTGAATATACTCTTTATAATGATCTTGGATATGAGCCATTGGATGATTCAAATCAAGTTAAACAATATTACTATGGTGGAAGATTACATCAAATGAAAGCTGGTGGAGGAGTTCCATGGGAACAAATAGGAGGCATAGCTAATAACCTTGGACAATCTATAATGGGTGGAGAAGATGGTGGTGGTAAAATTGGTAGTACAATAGGAAGCACTGCAGGTACTCTTATTGGTGGACCTCTTGGGGGAGCTATTGGTGGATTTGTTGGTGGTGTGGCTGGTAATCTTTTAGATACAAATGATAGAGATGCTAGAAAAGCACAAGCTAAAACAAAAAATAATGTCCAAAGAATGGCTCTTAATTCAGCATTCCAAGGATTAAATGCACAGAACAATAGATACGTAAGAAATGGTGGTGACATAGATAGCTATGAAGATGGTGGATACATGAACCCTGAATACAATCCACAATTAATAACAATGTTTGGTGACCACACTGCAGAAGACTTTGCTGACTATGCTAATAAATATAGAGCTGGTGGACATCTGAAATCGTACACTGAACCAAGTGAAAGAGCTATGGAGACATATGCTATGGGTGGACAGCTTAAAACTTATTGGGGTGGAAAAGCTGAGACTATGTCTCATAATCCTTATATGCCAGGATCTGGTGAAACAGTAGTATTTAGAGGACAATCACACAATGAGTCTGATAGAAAAGGTAACACAGGTATTGGTATAACATATGGAGAAAGTCCTGTAGAAGTAGAAAGAGGAGAACCTATGTTTGAAATGGAAGCTGGTGGTGAAGTGAATCCTGAAACAGGAAAACCAGAAAACACTGGTGTAGTATTTGGTAATATGCCTATAGATAAAAAAGTAGCAGGACAGTTTAATGACCCAGACCTTATGGAAATAGCAAACAAATATCATGGTAAGAAATTCAAGAACGTTGGAATAGAACTTGCTAAACAAGAAGCTAAACAAAACAAGATTATTGATAAGAACACAAAAATCTTAGATTCGTTTAAAGTGGAGACATCTCTTGATAAAGCAAAATTTGCTGCAATGCAAGCTAATATGGAAGGAGCTGACGCTACGCTTAGAAACATAGCTAATACTAAAATAACATTAGCTAACTACCAAAATGCAATCAATGATGCTAAAGAAGAACTATCTGATGTGATAGGAGAAAATCTTAGTGCAGAAGATCTTGCTAGAGGATACGCTAAGCTTGATAAAGACCCTGTAACAAAGGATGCTAAATGGGGTGGTAACATTGCTAAAAAAGCTAAGGATGGTATAACTACAACAAGTGAAACAACGCTTCCTCCAGAAACATTTAAGACTAAGAGAGAAGCTGAAGCTAAAGGATACATACAAAATCCTGTTACAAAAGTATGGGAAAGAACCATTAAGAAATACTCTACTAAGACTGATGGTAGTAAAGCTGCAACTGCTATGGATAATATTCCTAAACAATCAGTAGATAAAGGAACAGGGTTTGCAGGAGGAGTAACAAAAGAAAAATTTGAAGAATTTAAAAAGAGATTCCCTGATTATCCTGGTATAGACAAGTTAGATCCAAAAGATCCAAAAAGTTTAAGTGACTTTAAAGCTTGGGCTAACACTAAAGCTAAAGAAATGGGATCGACAGCTCGTATAATGGATGATCCTAAAACCGAAAAGAATCCACAAGGACTTCCTATTTTTGGTGATCAATTTTTTAGTTTTAATTTAGATGAATCTAAAAAAGCTACTCCTGCTGAAACTGAAGAAGTATTAACAGCAACAGTTGAAGAACCAGGTGAAACTCCTATGCCAGAAGAAAAAGCTAAATTCCCTTGGCAAGCAATAGGTAATGCGATTCTTCCTTACTTTAGACCTACAGATCAAGAAGGATTGGATATGGCTCAACTATATCCAGAAATGTTTGCTATGGCTACTAATCAAGTAGAACCTGTTCCTGCACAGAGCTATCAACCAGAACTAATAGTTCCTTATGATATTTCTTTACAAGCACAACGTAATGCTGTAATAGCTGGTCAAAGAGCTCTTGAAAGACAAGCTGGTTATAATCCAGCTGCACAAGCTAACATTGCTCCAGCTGCTTATAATGCAATAAACGAAATAAACGAAAAAGAGTTTATAGCTAATCAAGGATTAAAGAACCAAGTTTACACTGGTAACGTTAATACTATGAATGAAGCTAAGAAAATAAACTTAGCAATATTTGCTGATCAATGGGCTAAGCAATCTCAAGCTCTATCTAACACTAAAGCTACAACACAAGCTGCTCTTAACTCTATTGCTGACAAGTATGCTAAAAACAAACTTGAGAATAGAAAACTTAGCATCTATGAGAACATGTATAACTACAGATTTGGTAAGAGTGGTAGAGCTCAAAACTATAACCCTTTTCAAATATTTGATACCACTGTAGGGGGAAGTGGTTCATCAGATAAATCAGGAGGATTGGCTGAAGGAAAAGAGTTCACAATTGATAAAGATAGTGTATCAGATGCTGATCTTGAAGCAGTAGGAGGAATCAAAAATAAGAATGGAGGATACACTAAAATAAAAACTAAAAATGGTTCAATACTTAGAGACTTCAAAAATTTATAACTAATTTAATTATAAAGAATTAACACAGATCGTTATACGCTATTGTATAATCTAATAATTCATATTATATTTGCTTAATTAACTTGCTATGGCTTCATATACAGATAAAATCCCAACCTTTAATCCTTACGTAGAGCAACAACCTGTTGATGCTATGCTTAAGGTTGGTATGTACAAACAACAAAAGTACGAAGAGGGGGTAAAGAAAATACAAACCAATATTGACAATATTGCAGGATTAGATATTGCTAATGAGGTTCAACAGAAATATCTACAGTCTAAACTCAATGCTCTTGGTAATAACTTGACATTCTTTGCTGCTAGTGATTTCTCAGACTTCTCTTTGGTAAATTCTGTTAATGGAATGACTAAGCAGATAACTAAAGATGAGGATATTATAAATTCTGTTAGTTCTACAGCTAAGCTTAGAGCAGGTTATAAGAAGAAAGCTGAGTTAGCAAAGAAAGGATTAACAGATAAAAACAATGATGACTACTATGATATGTTTGCTTCAGAGTATGTCGATAGTAAAGACTTGAAAGCTTCTTTCAACGCTGATTATGTTCCTTATACAAACATTGTTAAAAAACTACAAGATGCTCTTAAGGATGCAGGTCAAAGTGAAACTATAGCAGAACAGATATTTGTTACTGGTCCTGATGGGAAACCACTTATTACTAATGGACAATTTACATATGCTGATTCAAAAGCTATTGATAAACTTGTTACAAACAAACCAGCAGTGATAGCTGCTATAGGTAATGTATTAAATGAAGGAAATGTTAAACGACAATTAGCAATTGATGGGTGGGCTACATATAGAAACACAGAAGCTACAGAGTTACTAGAGCCTTTAAAGAATCAATATGATGATGAGAGAGATAGACTAGAACAACAGTCAGTAGAAATTACTGCTATGTTGAATAGTACAAACATATCTCCTGAAGAAAAAGAATTATATACTAAAGCTGCTGCTGAAATAGAAGCTTCTTTATTAAAGAATGATAATACATTTATGACACTTTCTAAAGAAGCTGAGGAAAATCCAGAATCATTTAAACAAAACTATTACACTCAAGAGTTCAAACAACGATTGATGAATCAGTTTGTTAAAGAAAATGTATCTAGAACATATGGAAAGAACGATGCTCTAGAAGTACAAATGACAAGAGATAAAAATAGATTTGATCAGGCAATGAAGAGAAGAGAGCTATCTATTAGTGAATCTAAACTTAATCTGGACTACATGACATTTTATAGAGATTCTGAACAAGATCCTGTTACAGGAAATTGGAATAAAAAACCTGATCCAGATAAAAAACCAACAACAACATTTGATGCAAACAAACCTTTATTTACTGGATCCACTTCAGGAGATAAAGTGGATGCTGTATATCTAATGAAAGAAGATATAAATGTATTAAGCACAGATAAAAACAAAATGGCATTATCATTATATGCTGATTTTATTAGAACAGCTAAAGATAATCCTTCACTTTCAGATCAAGCTATATTAGCACAAGCTGATAAATATGCGCAGAAGTTAGGAGTTACAACAGAAGCATTTTTAGATAGATGGGCAACTAACATCAAAAACAAATATGATGAGAATGGATTAATCCCTCCACCTAATTTAAATGAGAGCTTAATAGAGTATAATAACACTGCATTTTCATTAAACAATAAAGTTAACTCAGATAGAACAGCTTATGAATCTGCCTCTAGAGAATCTGGATTAGCTGAATTAGAAAAGAAAGCATTAAAAGGAGCAACAGGTCTTAAGTTTAAGTATAAAAATGAAACAGTTCAACTTTCTGCTAAAGAACTTATGGATGTTTCATTAGCATTAACTCCTACCAAAATTAAAGATAATGCAGGTCATGAAAAAACTGTAAACTTATTAGATATTGGTAAATTAAATGATAGACAATTAAAATATGCAGAAGGTACTTATGGAAGAGGATTATTTGGAAAAATGATAAATGGTAAAATGACATCACTTGGTTATAAAGGTTATCCAACTTTAGATGTGGGAGTAAGAATGGATATTGATAAAATAGTAAGACCTACGTATATAGCTGCAAACCAAATACGTGAAGCTCGTAAAAAAACAGATGTAATATATAATCAAAAGCTAGCTAAGATAGTTGGTGTCTCAGATAATGTTACAGGAACTTTACCAACAACAGAAGCTTCTCAAAGAGAAGTGAGTGTAGCTAAAGTGGCTACATATATAACTGAAGGTGTAAGAAATTATGCAAAAGGGTCAGATAAAGAAAAAGTATCAAAAGCTTTAAAAGATCCAACTTCTATAACTTGGTCAGCTAAAAAACCTACTAACTCAAGAGAAAGCTGGACAGCTACTATAACAGTTAAAGATAAAGATGGAAAAGATTACACCATAACTAATATAAATCAAACAGACTTAGCAACTTTTACAGATGCTAAGTTTACTCAATATGAAGAGAAACCTATTCAGGATGCTTTAAATATAAACACTAATACAAAATCTACAAATGCTGTCTATATGCCTAACTCTCCTAACGCATGGCGTACAGCTTATTTTAAAGGAGGTCAAATAAATCCTGAAATTCAAAAACAAGGATGGTCATACAGAGCAGATGTTGTACAGACAGGTGTAGGATATAGACTTGTTCACTATGTTAGAAAGCCAGGATCTAAAAAATTTACTACTATATATGGGGATGCAATAGCACTTGATGAACGTATTATAGATAATACAGTAAGAATGACTACTCCAGCACAATTAAATGCTATGTACTTAAATTATGAACATAGTACTAAATCTAAAAAATAATAATAATAATATATTATGCCAGATCCTACTAATGTTAATTTTGCAGGAAGACCTTACGTAAGAGGACCTCTTGATCCAAATCTTCCACCATCTCGTTTAAATACAGGATTCCCAGGACAAAGCTCAGGAAAAGCTTTGACTCCAGATGATATGATTAATATGCAGAATCGTCAGCTAGATCCTAATGAGATTAGACCAGGTAAAACTTATTTAGCTGATGTTGCAGGAGACTTAACTGGAAGATACGATACAGTTGTATATGGAGCTAACAACGAAGATGCTTGGGGAGCACAACAATCTACAATATCAAAAGGTGTAAATGGTATATTAAAAGGTACTAGCCTTGCTGCTACAACTGTAGTTGGTGGGTTTGCTGCACTTGGTGGAGCTGTTGCATCTTTGTTTACAGGAAGAATGTCAGACATTTGGGATAATCCTGTAATGCAAAACATTGATAAATGGAACGAGAAGCTGGATCAAGAATACCTACCTAACTATTATACAGATCAAGAAAAGAATGCTGAATGGTATTCTAGTGATAACTGGATGACAGCAAACTTCTTATTCGATAAAGTGATTAAGAACTCAGGATTTGCTGTTGGTGCTGTTATATCTGGTAACATGGCTTCTGGTTTTCTAGGTGCTGCAGGTACTGGTATTGGTAGAGGAGCAGCTGCATTAGAAGCTAACCAAGCATTTAAAGCATTCTCTCCATTATTAAAAGGTACAGCTAGAGCTTTCTCTGCAGGCAAGAATGCTGAGGCTGCTGCTATATTAGAATCACGAATCTCTTCTATTGCAGACATTACAGAAAGAACTTCTAAGCTAGCTCAAATTGCACAACAAACAAATCAGTTTGGAAATATCAATAATATTGGTAGAAGAATTGGTATTGCTGTATACTCTCAAGGTGGTGAAGCTGCATTTGAAGGATTGCAAACATCTAATGAGTTTAGAAGACAATTAATAGAAAAACAAACAAGAGAGAACTTTGGTGTAGCACCAAATGAAGAACAGTTAAGAAAAATTGATCAACAAGTAGAGAAGGTAGGGAAAGCATCCTTTCTTACTAACATGGCATTATTAGCTGCTACAGAATATGTACAGCTTCCTAAGTTATTAGGAAGTTCATATGCTGCTGAAAGACAAGCTGCAAATAGCTTAGCTGGAATGGCTGGTGATGTTGTATTGAAAGATGGTAAGTATGTTGCTAGAGAGGCTGCTAAAACTGGATTTGGTAAACTATACAATAGAGTTAAAGGTGTAGGTAAATTTGTATTTGATCCTAAAGAGATGGGTCAAGAGATTGGTCAGTATGCTTTACAAATAGGAGCACAAAACTATTACAATAAAGCGTTTCAAGGAAAAGATGCTAATGTATTAGTTGATGGTGTACTATATGGTATGTTTGGTACAGATGAATCTGGTAAAGATGTTGGAGCATTAGTATCTAAAGAAGGTATTGAGGGTGGTATTATTGGAGGTCTTACTGGAGGAGTTATGCAAGCTAAGGCTAATTATAAAATGGATAAAGCCATTAAGACAAACACTGCAGCATTTTTAGAAGAACTTAACACTACACCTACATATAAAGAAGCAGTTCAATATAAAATGGATGCTGTAAATAGAGGTGTGGCACTTCAAGAGCAACAACAAGATGCTATTGAACAAGGAGATAAGTTAGAAGCAAAAGATCTTAATGCTGATATGATGCATAACTACTTGTCACCACGTATCAAGTATGGTAGAATGGACATGGTGATGGATGATATTGCTGACATGAGAAAAGAATCTATGTCTGAGGAAGGAATGGCATCTCTTAAACAATTAGGACTTGCTAATGCAAACGATACATCTATAACATTCAATGCTAGACTTTCTAAGTTTGAAGAAACAGCTAAGAACACAGAACAAATATTCAAGTCTACAAACCTTAGATACTCTGGAGAGATATTAAGAAATTATACTATTCCTACAGAAAATGGTGATAGAGAGATTACTCCAGAAGAATATAATAAACTTAGTAAAGAAGATAAAGCAAAAGCAAAAGCTAATGGTAAACCCATCTTAAACGAAAAAGGAGAACAACAAAGAAAATACTCTGATCAAGCAATTGATCAAATGGTTTATGCTGCTAGTAAAGTGGCAGACTATGATATTCGTATTCCTGAAGTATCTATGCTTCCTGTTTCAGAAGGTATTCTTGTACAAGATATAATTAATGAAGAATTAACTAACCCAGAATCTACAGCACTTAACGACAAGCTTGCTGAACTTGATGCTAATCCACAGGTCAACACTCCAGAAGTTAAACAAGACTTGATAGACTCTGTTGAGTTAGCAATGAGAAGAAAAGAATATCTTAAAGAATATAACGACATTATTAATAATCCTAAGGAATACAGTCAACAAAGAGAAGAGTTTAAAGATCCTGAAGATATTGCAAACGCTAAAGAAACAATCTCTATTAAGACTAAAAGAGGACCTAGAGATATTGAAATAGGTACTGAATACTTCTTAGGTAAGGTGGTTGACTTTGATGAGAAAGGACATGAAGTATATCGTGCTCCTAGAATGATTGTGTTGGGTAAAAATGAAGATGGTACAATTAAGGTGCAAGACTCAGATGGTGTTATACACGATATAAAAGAATCTACATTAGCAAGATATAATCTTGGTAAAGTAGATTCTACATTAAAGAATAAGAAGGCCAAGTTCTATATGGAGAACTGGAACACTGTTTATGAATTTAACTTTGGTAAGAAGTATGGTAAACAAAAAGGTAGAATAGAATATGATCCTGAGACTGGTCAAATGCTCTTCAAATACAGAAATAAAAAAGGAGAGATTAAAGAGATTGAAGTTACAGGAGATCAATTCAAATTAACTGAAGCAGCTAAAAAGAAAGGATACACACAGCCTATGATTAAAGCTGTTGGTGAATTAACTGCAGTGCAACAAAAAGCAGAAGAAGACTTTGCTGCTGAAGTGGACCCACGTTTAGAAGCTAAGCGTGAGGCACGTCTTAAAATATTAAATGATTTGTTTGATGAGTTATCTGATAGACAAGATAAGGTTGATAGACTAATTGATCAAAAACAAAAAGAGGTTGCTAAGGCCAAAGAAGAATATGAAAAGCTGACTAAAGAAATTGAAGCAGCTGAGTTAGATAAACGTAATAAAAAAGTTGACAAGTTCAAAGCTACTACATCAAGAGCTATTGATAACGCAATGCGTCTATCTAGAATGCAAGATCAATTAGAAAGAGAGATTGAAGATTTAAAGACAGACTCAGAAGAGATTGAAGCTACCCTTAACTATATTACAGACATGGCTGTTAATATAGATGAGTACTCAACCAACTTCAAAGACTTCATGGATGAGTTACAAGATGAAATCTTAGATCTTGAAATCTTACAAGAGACAACACAAAGACAAATTACCACTCTATCTAAATTAGCAAGAGAGACACAGAAAGCATTAGATTCTACTATTGACTATCTGACTAAATTGATAACAAACTTTGAGTCTAGATATCCAAATATTCCTAGACTTATGGGACAAGACTGGGTTGACTTCTTAAAAAACAATCCAAACTTCCTTAAGCTTAAACCTAATTACAAATCAGATTTACAACTCATTGATGATATTGTTTCTGAGATGGAAGATGCTGACATTGCTCCTAATGAACAACAATTGAAAGAATTGATTGAGCATATGGATATTATGCAAGGGGAGATGGAAGAAGTTCAGAAAGAAATCGAAGCTAAAGAGATTATTCTAAACAAGTTCCAAAGAGTTGCTGATAAGTATAAAGAGCAACAAGCACAAGAAAAAAGGTTACAGAACGATAAAGCTCTTCAAGCAGAATATTTAGGAACTAATAGCCTTGATGTACAAAGTTTCTTTAGTAATGCATACTATGAAGCATCTTCTAAGAAAGAAGATCTTGATGTAGTTACAGGAACTGTTGCTGTTACTAAGGGTAGACCAGGTGAACAGATAAGAGAACATCATGCTAGAGCCAATCGTTTTGGCTTTAAGATGAATAAGTTTGAAAATAGAACTTCTCTTCGTGGGATGATTGTCACTGCTGCTACAGAAGCTGCAGCTGGTGTACCAGGACTTATGAACTATTTAACTGATGGAGGTAGAGCAGTTGATGCTAAAGGTAAACCTATCAATCCTAATAAGATCATTGCTCTTGTAATGGTAGAAGATAATGATGATGGTACATATACATTAGTTGATGAGAATGGTGTTCCTTTTACACCAGAACAATTAGCTGATCCTATCAACAATGCTATCTATCAAGTGTTTCCTAACGAAGAACTAGAGGCTAATTACATTAATAAAGAAGGTAAGTCAGAAAGAGGTTCTATGTTCAGAAAAGGAACTGAAGATGGAAAATTAACTGAAGCACAAGAATCGTTAAAGAAACAATATGCTAAATGGAGAGAAGATCGCTTGAAAGAAGTTACTTCTCCCACTCCACAAACTATTGCTGAATCATTTGGTATTCCAGACTATGTTACACGTTTAGATGAGAAAGGAAAAGAAGTAAGAGATTATGACGCTAGAGTGGCTGTAGAAGAAACAGGATTATTATCTGAAGGAGCTCTACTTGAAGATCCTGTATTAATGGTTGCTACAAAGAATGACTCTGTTACATATGGTAAAGTGACATTCAATACTCCAGAAGGTAGAGTGTTCTTGAAAGTTCCTGGTGGATTAGTTAAGTTAAACAATAGAAAACTTACTGAAAAAGAAGTTAACACTATCTACGATGTTATGCTTCAAGTGACTAAGAACGTTGATAGAGATGGTACTACTAAAACACCTGAGACACAATATTTATTCAACTGGTTAAAGACTGTTGTCTACTGGGGTATTCCTAGAAATACACAGACAAAAGAAAGAAAAGAGTCTGGATATAACAGTATCTTTTTTGAAGATGTTATAGAAGGTAATAAAGCATATCCTAAATTATTTATTTCAGGACTTAAAGCTGCACCATTTAGTTTTACAAGAACTGGATTAGAGAATAACGAAAATGAAATCAAAGGTATTCTTAGAGGTATGTACAATAACGTAAATGCTACTAAGGTTAATACAGATTCATTCAAAGATAAATATACAGAGATTATTGGTATAGATGAGAATGGTAACCCTATCAAGAGAGATTGGGATAACTACCAAACATATCTATTATCAGCTGAAGGAAGAACTAACGAAGAGATTCCTTTAGTTACACAAATTAGACCATTAACTGATCCTGATCTTCCTAATAAGAAAGGGATATATTTTACATTGGTAGAAACTGCTGATGATTATGAAATCCCAGTTCCTCCTCCTGTAGTTACAAAAGCTCCTGCACCAGCAGCTACAGCTAAAACTCCTACAACTAAAGAAGCTTTAGAAAAAATCAAAGGAGCAATCAATGCTGAAGAGAACATTGCAGAAATGATGGATAGTGTATTCAAAGTGATTGACGAGAAAGATTATCTAGCTTGGCAAGAAACATTAAATTCAGAAGAACTATCAGCAGACTTAGAAGCAATCCTTACAGGTAATCAAGGTGATGAGTCTACTATATTCAATCTTACTAGTAAATACTTATTAAATAAATACATTGATGAGAAGATTGCTATATTGAATAAGACAGCTCAAACAGCAGCACCTGCTGCTGCTACTACTCCATCTCCTAATGATAAAGTGTATGACTTAGAGGGTGGAGAAAATGTATTCAAACTTAAGTATGGTAACGTTACTTTCAAGATAGATGCTCAGAAGTTTATAGATACAAATGGAAAAGAAGGATTTAGTGCAGTGTTTACACCAGACACGATGGCTGCATTAATGGTTGATAAAGGTATAGAAGATATTAAAAAAGCCCAATCACTTGTATATGGTGCTATAATGGCTAAGCTTAGACCACAACTAGATGCATACCAAACTAAATCTAAAGTGCCTGCTGCAGATGCTCCACAAACTACATTTGTATTAGATGGAATAGCAGAGAACATTGTACAGATAGATGGATATGGTAAAATCATATTTACATTAGATGGTAAGAAGTTTAATGAAACTAGACAAGGATTTAACATTCAGTTTCAATCTTTTAACACAGAAGTGTTAACAGCAGTGATGTCAGCTGAAGGTATTACACAAGCACAAGCTCAACAAAAAATTGGTAATGAGATATTTGCTAAAGTTTTTCCACAATTGGAAGCAATGAAAGTTCCAGTTGCTCCACCACTTGCTACACCTTTTGTACCAAATGTTCCAGCTGATGTAATTGAAGCAGATGAGTATGCCAACTTTATTGATAATGGAGTGGTGACAGATGAGAGAATCAATTCTATTGCTGAGAAGATTAAGAACAACGAACAGTTATCTCCAAGAGAAATGGAGATGTTTACTGATAAAACTTCTGAGGTAAATGCAAAACTTGCTGGTGAAGAAGTGGTACCACCTGATCCTACTCCTGAACCACAACCTGGAAAACCACTTACTGGAGCACAAAGACTTGCTAATAGACAAAGAACACAAGCTCCTGATGATTCATCAATGCGTGTTGCTTTAGCTAAACAAGCTAAGAAGTTCCAAGGTGAAGACTGGGCCAAGTTAGAAGAAGGTATTAAAAAGATGCTTCCTAATGTTCCTATATACAGAGTGAAGAATATTATTCAAGCTAGTAATGGTAGACAAGCTTGGGGTATGCTTCACAATGGTGCTATCTATATATACGAGAATGCTGAGGTGGGTACTGTGTATCACGAGGTATTTGAAGCTGTATGGAAAATGTTTGCTGATGCAAATGAGAAAGAAGCTATCCTTAAAGAGTTTGTAAGCAGAAAAGGAACATTTGTAGATAGAGAAACAGGCAAGACTGTTGAATATAAATATGCTACAGCTCACCAAATCAAAGAAGAGCTTGCTGAAGAGTTTAGAGATGCTGTCCTTAATGATAAGTTAGGTATTCCAAATGAATCTAAAAGCTTAATTGGTAGATTGTTTTCTCAATTGATTGACTTCATCAAGTCTTTCTTTACAGGAAGAAATGCTCAACGTAATACAAGAGAGTTATTCAACAAGATAGGTAATGGATACTATGACACATTCAATCCTTACATGTCTCAATTGGCATATGCTAATGTAGGTGTAATTGATATAGAGAATGCGTATGCTGACGATCGTTCTGAGTTTAGAGTGAAAGGTATACCTGCTGTTCAATTACATGAGTTGATTGATGAAATGACATTCATCACTCTTAAAGATCTTATGAAAAAGAAAGAAAGCTTGTTCACTATAGTTAAACCTAAACAGAAAGAGCTTTACCAGATGCTTCAAGTAAGAATGGAACAAGTTATTGGTCATCAATTAGATCTTGTACAAGATAACATGGATGCAGGAATAACTAGTGAAGAAGAAGGAACTAAACAAAAGAATGATTTAGATGCTCTTTACATTAGTTTATTTGATCAATGGGAAGATATCATTGTAAGACACAAAGAAAAACTTAAAACGTTCAATATAGAGTTTGATGAGAATGATGAAATAAACTATGAGGATTATGAGAAAGGTAAAGATGAAGGATTTGGAGATGCTAGAAAGATTGATTCATTCAGAAAAGCAAATGGTGCTATTAAGTTATTACTAGGAACTCTTCCTGTATCATATGTAGGTGTTAATGAAAAAGGAGAAAGAGAATTAAAAAATAAACGTTCTTCTATTGGGGGTGCTATTCTTATGCCTGCAGATGAAGTGTTCATTAAGTTAAAAAACAAACTTTTTGACTCTGTGAATCTTGATGACATGATGGATAGACTTAGAACTATGGCTAAAGGAGATCCTAATTTTGAGAACTTATATGGAAGACTTACAGGTTCATCTGTTGTTTCACCAATTGACTACAAAACAATAAATGATAAATCATGGCAACTTATCACTGCTTTCTGGAAAGCAATGAAGAGTCAAAATGCTGATGCTATTTCTGTATTTATTATGAATAATGGAGAAGTGGTAGTTAGTGATTCAACATTAACTAGTGCTGCTAAACAAGCTAAGCGTGAAATGACTAATGATATGATTGATAAAATCAAATCAAATTCTGCATTCTTCTCATATGAACCTAAGACAGGAAGATATTTTGCTACAGATAAGATTAAGTCTATGCCATTGAGTGGTTCAGATTTATCAACTTACACAGCTCTACTTAAAGAACTAGGTATTGAGTTCAATATCAAAGACATAAAGAGATTAGAAAAAACAAGTGCTGATCAATTACTAAACTTTACAGATGCTGTAGAAGGTATCAAGAAAGAATTTTCTAGATTAAGTGATAAAGGTAAAGCTACCACTGATGAACAAATAGCAGAAGATGAAGCTAATGGAGAAGTTGCTAGAGGTATAGTAAACTTAACTCCTAAGACATTAAATATAGAAGGACGTTTGTTTCAATTAGGACTTACAAAAGCCATCTTTGAAAACAAATCGTTTGAGAGTACGTATTTCAATATGAATGGAGAACGTACCCAAACCTATATTGGTGTAAATGCATTGAGTAGTTTACACACTGTTCTTTCTAAATTAAATAACATCACTGAACTATCAAGCAATCCTGCTTACAAACAATACGAATACTTACGTACAGATGTATTTACTAAAGGAAGTGTAATGTTACAAAGAATGTTTAACTTACATCCTACAAAAGGAACAGGTAAACGTATTGCAGGAACAGAAGACTACATGAAATCTGTATACATTGATGGTATGGATAACCAACGTATTGGTAAGAAAAAAGAATCTTCTAAGCTTTCAGCTAAAGAAAGAATTGTTCAAGAGATAAATCTTAACTTAGAAGGATACTTTTTAAATCTAGTTCCTGGAGATGCTTCTATTGAGTGGGCTGTTAAGATGACTCAGTTTATAAACAATGAAACTTTCTTAGATAAAGACTACTATAATATATTCAGAGATTATTTTATATCTGAAGTGGAACTTGCCAGAGATGATCGTTTTATTGTTGAAGGAAAGGATAGAAAGTCAACAGACCTTCGTTTCTTTAAAGCTATACTTGGTGAAGAACTTAATAATAAAATCACAAAAGAAAGCAATAAAAAATACACAGCTGAAGAACTATACAATGGAAAACCTTCAGAAGGATTCAAAGGATATGCAGCTGAAATAAATGCTGCTGTAGATGAGTTTATCAAACAAGATGCTGCAGATACAGAAGCTCTTCTTAAAGATTTTGGTATTGTATATTATGGTGCTGAAGGATTAACTATTGATGATATAGTGTTTGATGACAACATAGATTTAACAGAGAAAACTTTAAAAGACAAACTTCAAGTGCTATCTGTAAACTATATGATAGCTAACATTGAGATGCACAAGCTTCTTTATTCAGATCCTTATCAATATAATGATGAGTTGAAACGTATCAAAAACTTCAACTCTCCTAGACAAGCTCTTTTGGTTGGATCTCAAGATGTAAATGCTGCACTTGATGCTATATACAATAAAGGATTTAATCCTAAAGATCTTGGTTACACTGATATGACAGTAGATTATTTCAAAGCAATTGCTCTTGGTGATGTACTAAGTGTTAGTGATCTTAAAGGATATGACCCATATGAAGAGACTGATGGTGGTGGATACATCACATTAAAAGCTAATCGTATCTTTGGAATACGTTCTGGAGAATGGACTGAAGCTAATGAAGCTCAGTACAGACATGACATAGCATATGAAGAGTTGGTTAAGTCAGGAGCAAATAAAAGACAAATAGAATTATTTGATAGAAATAGTCCTGAGGTGGCAAGTACATACACTGCTAGAAAACCTATTGTATCTGGTAACAAACAAGATGGTAGAAACTATAATGATGTTGTACTACACAAGTTTGCATTACTTCCTCTATCATTTAGATTGTTACATAAGATGAACCCTGACTCAAATGCTATCAAGTTGTATAACAAGATGCAAGCTGACAACATTGACTATGCTGTATATGAATCAGGAGTTAAAGTGGGTATAGAAAAGGTTTCTCCTTTATATGATAAAGATGGTAACTTTGATGAGACACCATTCGAAGATCCTAATGCTCTAGTAAATATTTATGAGAAACAAGCTGTTTCTAAAATACCATTTAGCATCATGGGTGTACAGGCAGAGGTTCCTTCTAAGGATGCTCCTTTTGTAACACAAGGATCTCAGGTTACAAAACTTGTTACAATGGACTTCATGCAAGCTGGTGTGCCAATTGATTTTGATTCTACTACAGAAGATTTTAACACTAGATTTGTTAAATGGATAAAACTAACTCCTGAACAAAAACTAGAAGCATCTGAACTATATAGAGACATCAAACATAATCAAGCTATATTACAAGCTAAGATAGAGCAAGGATATAAAACTCTTCTTAACAAACTTGGTATCAAAGAATCAATTAATGATCAAGGTGAAAAAAGTTTTAGAATAAGTGATAAAGCTAAACTGATTAAAACATTAGAAGACGAAATATTACAACGAGAAGTTAATGATAATATTACAGATGCACTTGATGGATTTAAAGATGGCGATGTTGTATTAGAAGCAACACCTGCATACCAACAAATCAGAAACGTTCTTTATTCTATTGCTGATAAGAAAGTTGTATCTCCTAAAATATCTGGAGGTATGAAAGTACAAATTCCTTCTACATTATTAGAATCAAAAAGACCTGGTCAACAAGTAGTTAAAGGTAAGAATGTTTTTAGCTCAGATCTACTTAAGTTCTATACTAGAAATGAAAATGGTAAATCAATAAACGTTTGCCAGATAATGGTAGGTAGATGGTTTAAATCAAACATGTCTGATGAAGACCTTATAAACTATTTCAATACTGACCCACAGGGTAAGAAAGAGTTCGAAGCTATAATGGGTGTGGCATTTCGTATCCCAACACAGAAACAAAACTCTATCGATGTATTTGAGATAGCTAAATTCCTTCCTGAAGGATATAAAGATGCTGTAGTTATTCCATCAGAACTTGTTAAGAAAGCTGGATCTGACTTTGATATTGATAAGTTGTCAATCTATTTGAAAAACATCTATCCTAGTAATGAAAAGACACCTAAGGTGGTTCCTTACTTAGGAATAGGTGAAGAAGCTATTAAGAAGTTTGGTGAGTTATATGACAAAGGAGAATTCAATGAATACTTGAAGTCTAAGAAACTTGAAGTGAATACAGAATCTGTAGATAAGTTAATGTCTGCAATATTCTCTAATGAATCATTCCAAAGAGAAGAAGTGATTAATGATCTTTACAGACAGTCATTAGAGAATGAATACATCCAATCATTACAGAAGTTGGTATCTAACGATCTTAACTTTGATAACTTAATCAAACCTAACTCTGCAGATGATCTTAAAGGATTAGAAGATAAGATACGTGAAAAACTTGGCGAAACTAAAGTGGACTATAGTTCTGTAGGAAACATGTTAAGTAGAAGATTCATGACAACTCTGAGACATTACTTTGTTACAGGTAAGTATGCTATTGGTATTGCTGCTGTAAATCAAACTAACCACGCTCAAAGTCAACGTAGTCTTATTTATGTTGATCCAGAGAAGTTAGATGACTTAGCTGATGAAACTGATAAAAAATGGTTAGGTGATGCTAAGGTTAACTTTAAAGAATACAATTCTGTTATGGTTAATGGTATGAAGCGTGCCACTCTATCCATGATTGAAGATGCTAATAAAGATAAAACTAAAAGAAATTCTATTTCTGATATCATTGGACAGTTCATTGATGGGTATGTGGATATCTCTAAAGATCCTTGGATCATGAGACTTGGGGCTAACCCTAACGTTGCTTCTACATGGTTGTTCTTAGTTAAACTTGGTGTACCTATTGATACAGTTGGATTCTTTATGAACCAACCAATTGTTCGTGACTATCTAAAAACAATTCAGAATAATGGATATTCATGGTTGTTCATTGAGAAATTTGTCGATGATGTAAAATATGATTACCTAGCAGAAGATAACATACCTGTAGATGGAATTCCTAGTGAGACAGAGTTGTTTGATATGATAGGTAAGTCTGTTGACAACATGAGTCCTGTAGAATTAGCTCAACAAAACTATATACTAGATGAGTTCTTGAAATATGCTATGATGGCTAGTCACGTATTCCAAGTTACACAAGGATCTAACTTTGATACAGCTACGATCAATGACCCATACTTAGTATTCAAAAAACAAGTACAGCTTGCTAAAGCACAAAAGACTATACTCTCTTCTATAAACGATAAGAATGAAGTGATACCTGCTGTAGATAGTATTCTTGAAAACTCATTTATAGGACCTCTTGCTGAAAGTATATATAAAGTACGTGATGCATTTGCTGAAATTCTAATCTCTGATAGAAAGAACATTAGAAAGGTGATGGAAGAAGTATTACTTCCTTATACAGATCTTAATGATAGAGATTTTATCAAAGTGTCTCAGAAAGCAGTGAACGATCTTTTTGACTGGGCTGTACAGAATAACAGAAAGCTTAACACTTCTGTTGAAAGAATACTATTAGGTAACTCAACTCAAGCTAGTGCAGCTAGACAAATCATTGAGTTTAGAGATATGGTATTGAAAGATAAAAGTCATCCATTATTTAATAACATGATTCTTAACTCATTACAATTAGAAAGTGGTAAAAAGATTATACTAGATGAGTATACACTAAAAGATGGTAAGAAATATCAAAAAGAAGTTATAACTCCTGAACTATTACTTAAAATAGGATACTCACCTAAGCAAACTAGAAAGATGATGAACATGCTGATTCCTAGTCCAGATAATATATCTATTAAAGGAAAAAGTAATAAGGTGTATGATCAAAACTTAATCATCTATGGATTCCAAGAACTGAAAAAGAAACTTGGAGATGAGAACAAAGACCTATATGGTAAGATTGTTAGACTTGCTGTTATACAGTCAGGACTTACTAACTCTCCTATTGCAATTACTAATCTTCTTCCTTATAATGATTTCAAAGAATTTTATAATCAGACGTTGTCTAACTTAGAAAATATGCCTAACTTAGCTGACTTCAAACAATTAGATACAATAGAAAGAAGCAACTGGAACAATTCTGATTTTGTTACATATAAGAGAGGAAAGTTACAAGAAAGTAAAACAACTCCTGGAAGATGGTTCTATCCAGAAAGACAATTCTTAAGTAGAGTTTTAGAAACAAGTATGCTCAATGGAAAACTTCCTGAAATGATTGCAATTCCTATGTATTCAAGAGAAGGAAAAGATGACTTTATTGCATATAGTTATGAAGGCGAAATCACTAAGGCTCAAAGAATTAAAGCTAGAAAAACAGGAGATACATCTCATGTGTACAAAGGATTGTTCAAGAAAGTGTATAGAAAAAATGAAGAGGGAGTAAGAGTTCCTTTAGTTCAAACATCTACGTTCAAAGGTAAAGATGGAGTTGAAAGAACCTATTTCAATTTTATATATAAAATGGTTAATGCATGGGGAGATTCATTCAGAGCTCAAGAGTTTTATGGTAAAACATTTCCAGATCAACCTTTATCAACTGTATCTAGACCATCTGTATTAGACAATGGATTCATGAAAGTGGCAAGAGAGGTAGAAGATAGTGAGATTGAATTAACTCTGTTAGGACAAGAAGTTGTATCTGCTGAAGTTACACCAACTGAAACAGCACCTGCTCCTGCTAAAGTAGTAGAACAACCTCAAGAGAGATCAACCAAAGAACGTGTATTGAAAGATGGTAAGTCTTATAATCTAAGTGATATCAATTTAGATATGTTGATTAAGATGGGGTATGCTGATACTGAGATTGGCCAAGTATTAAAAGAAGTTAGACGAGAAATTTGTAAATAATGGTAAGTTGTATAAATACTAGTTCAAAAGAGTGGCAGTCCTTAGTGGCTGCCAGAGGTGAAGACATGGCTCATTATCTGTGGGAGGTACATCAAGGTGATGTTCCTGAATCAGAAAGTAGATCAGAAATTGTAAAGAGTGGGTTAAAAGCTACAAACATTTTACAATCTCCTAAAGCTGATCAGTTCTTTGCTGCTGTAGCTAAGAATAAAATCACTGGTGATTTCTTTTGGAGAAAGATGCAGTCTGATCTTGGTATTCCTAAAGATCAAATAGATATATTAAAATCATTTGATACAGAAGATAAAGGAGAACTAATCTCCTCTCTTCTTGCTAATTATAGTTATGCTATTGAGATTAACACTTCAAAACAATCTAATTTAGATAGAGAAATAAGAATTGATGAAAAATATAAAATAAAACCTTATGGTGTTTATGATAAAACTACAGGAATGCCTCTTAAAAGTTTTTCTACTAAAGAAGAAGCTGAAAGTTTTATGTCTACACCTTCTAAATATTACTCTAATCTAACAGTTCCAGGAGGAACTAATTATACAGAGAATGAAATAGCAACACCAGCTATTACACCAAGTATAAAAGGACATGCTCAGTTTGCTACAGATCAAGGTATAGGTTGGTTTAGAAGTGATGAAGAAGTTGAAAATGGTAAATATTATCCTGGAGGAGTATTTGAAGGAGAAATGATACCATCTTCTACAGAAGGTGGTACACCTACTAAAACTCGTAGAATACTAGAAGTACAATCTGATTTATTTCAGAAAGGTAGAGATAAAGAAGATTTGATAACCAAAGAAGGAAGAGGAGATATACCTATAAAACAATTAAAAGAATTAAATGAAGGTACTATTCCTGACTTTTTTAGTACTTATAGTAATTTTAATGGATTATTAGAACAAAAGGAGAATATATTTAAATTACCTAGTGGTAACATTGGTTTATGGCAAAATGAAAGATATGATGATAAAATTAAACATTTAATAAGTGGAGAAGAACAAAATATTCATGGAGTTAAATTTTGGAGATTAAAAGATAATGTAGCTAAACAATTTATTGATGAATATAAGAAAAAACTTGAAGAAGAAGTTGAAGAACAGAAATTAAAAAAATCTGAAATAGATAAAAACCAATTTCTACAACTTCTAAACAAAGACAATAATTGGGTAACTTTCTTTGTTAAATCTATTATACAAGATAGTGCTAAGAAAGGATATGAGAAAGTCCTTTTTCCTTCTGGTAATACTGCTAGTAAAGTGGAAGGACACACAACATTAGAAGAGTTTAAGAAACAGAAAGAGAATAGAATTAAAGAACTTGAATTAAGTTTAAAATCAGATTTAGAATATAGAGCTTTTACTAAAGAAGATAATTTTTTTATAGCTACAAAAAATAACAAATCTGAATTAATAAATTATTTAGAAAATTCAGAATATAAAAACATATCTTATAGAATAACAGAATTAACGTATTTAGGGCAAACAATAGAAAATACTAAAAACGAAATAAACCAACTTAAACAAGAACTTGAAAGAGTAGAAGGACCAGAAGGATTTGGTGCTTTAAAACCTATATACAACTTCTATGAGAACACTGTAAAAAATATTCTTAATAAACAATATGGTAAAGAGAATGTAAAACAGATCACTGATGAGTATGGCAATACATGGAATGAAGTAGAGATTGTCCCTGAGAGAGAACAAAAATCTATTCTTTTACAAACACAAGATATGGTTGCATCTAAAGCTTCTGCTGAGACAGTGGCTGTGATGAAGAATGTAGCTAAGCAAATGGATGTAGATATTGTATCTCTAGAAGACTATGTTAAAGGTAATCCTGATATAGATACTAAAGGAATCAATGGACTTGCTGACCTTGTTAAAGGAGTGATTGCTATTGCTCAAGGTAAAGAAAACTACACTTTAACAGAAGAGGTGATACACGTAGCTACAGCTATCATAGAACAAACTAACCCAAAACTTATTACAGAAATGATCTCTAAGATAGGTAGATTCAAAATCTATGATGAGACATTAAAAGCTTATAAGGGTAAGAAAGCATATCAACTGTCTAATGGTAAACCTGACATCAGAAAGATAAAGAAGGAAGCTGTGGATAAACTTATAGCTGAACTTGTTATCAATCAATCTGAGGGCTCTACGCAGTTCCCTGAGTTGATGGATGAAGCAAATCGTTCTATGATTCAGAAATTTTTTGATGCTATTTTTGATTTCATTAAAGGACAATATAGAAAGTCTAACATAGATATCTTCCAAGAAACTTCAAAAAGAGTGTTATCTGGTAAAGTGGGTGGTATAGTTTCTGATATAACTAATGGTGGTGTATTCTATCAACTTAAAAACTCTATTGTAGATAAACTCTATGACACAGTTGTAGACTTTAGTAAAAGATTAAAAGTGGTAGATGAAACTACAGATGCATCAGGTAAAACAATACCTAGACACTATACACTTGATGGTCTTCCTGAACAGATTCCTTCTGTAACAGCATCACTTAAAAAGACTCTTCCAGATAGAACTGATCTTCAGAAGTTCTTAGATGACCAGAAGAAAGATTGGGGAACTGAAATACATGACTACATATATAAATTTGTAACTAACAATCTTATTGATAAGGATGGATATAAATTAGCTACTCCTTTAACTACTGCAATATCAACCAAACTTGATGCTAAAGTTAAAAAAAGAGTAGAAGATTTTATGATAGAACTTGTCAACTCATATGAGCCAGGTACACGTTTTATATTAGAAGCAAAAGCAGTTAATGAAAGAGTGAAAGGTAAACTTGCATCTGCTATTGACTTCATTGCTATTGAGCCTTATACAAAAGAAGATGGTACACAAGATGTTAAAGTGGATATCCTTGACTGGAAAACTACATCTGTTAACAAAAGTGTAGATGAAGACATTCACTGGGGTAAACAAAAAGACTGGAAAGCTCAGATGGGTGAGTATACAAAGATCCTTTATAACTATGGATTAAAACCTACTCAACTAAGAAAGGCCAGAATGATTCCTTTTGTGATAAACTACCAATATGCTGTTGAAGGTAAACCTGAAAGTGGATTCTCTGCTCCTACATCTATGGAGATAGGTAAGTTGAATTCATTAGAAGAAACACATCTATACTTACTTCCAGTTCCTATCAATTCAGAAACTACAGGTAACCCAAAGATTGATTCTCTTGTTAAATCATTAAGAGAGCAATGGGAGAAACTATACAAGAAACCAGTGGCTGCTGAAGATAGATATGCTAAGATTTTAGAAATCAATAAGTTAAGTGATGCTATTCGTAATCTACATGTTAGATTAAATTTTGAACCTTTAGTAACTGTAGGTAAATCATTCTTAACTAGTGCAAGACTTGCATTAGATGACTTTGCTAAAGTGGATTATGAAACAATAAGTAAAGAGGAGCTAGATAAAAAACTAGGAGACTTGATTGAGTATGGTGCTAGTGCCATGAAGTTTACATCAATGGACCAAGTGTTTCTTTCTGAATATAAAAGAGAAGGAATTTCTAAGGAGAATGAAAAAACATTAAAGGAACTAGAGCATATATCTTCTATGGCAGGTAGAATGTTGAATGAGATTTCTGATCTACAGAGTCAATACGCTGTACACTTAGGAATGAAAGAAGGCATCACTACAGAGAAAACAAAAGAAACTATACTTAATGCTGAGAGAGAAATTGATGGATTTGCTAAAACATTCTTAGAAGGATCTAAACTTTCTGCTAAGATTATCAAGCTTGCTTCTAACTTACTGATGAATGCGAAGAGTCTTGTAAACATTGAGTTTGCTAGAAAGATGAAAGAGTATGAGAAACTACTTATTCCATTAGAGAAAGAAGCTGCAGCTAGAGGTGTAAAAGCATTTGATTTGATTGGAACAATGTCTCCAACAGGATTAAATCTTATTAAGAAGTTTGATGCTGCATTCTGGACTGAAATGAAAGATGCTAGAGAGAAACGTGATAAAGCTTTCTTCTTAAAGAACATGAACATCACTGAGTATAATAAACTTGCTAAGGCTGCAATTGAAAAAGGATTAGCAGATCTTGATAAAACTGTATTCTCAAATGATTCAGAGGAAGATTCATTACAACGTTCTTGGAGAAAAACTAAACTTAAAGACTCATTAGATATAGAGAGTGATCAATTTGATGGATATGATAACTACAGATTCAAACAATTATTCAGAGAAGTAATGATTGAAGAAGGCCATCTATCTAAAGAGTACATGGACTTACGTAGAAACAAAGCTGCATTTGATGTATGGGAATTCTATAGTAACTTAAATGCTAAAGCTAGACAAATGGGGTACCTTGATAAACAAGGAAGCTCATTCTTTCCATTAATAGAAGCTACAATGCTTCAGAAGTTTGCACAGTCAGATGATCTGTCTGCTCAAGCAAAAGAATCTTTGTGGACAGACTTTTATCAAACTAGGATAAATGAAGAACAGAATGTTTCTAAGATAGATCCTGAGACAGGTAAGGTGAGAAAATCAATTCCTAAATACTTTACTAGAACAGATAAATCTGTAAATCAATTGTCTACAGATCTTAATAAGATTGGAGCATTATGGGTTAAGTCTTTATTGGAATATGAAAGTTCTAAGAACTTAGAGAACACTCTACTTACATTACATGCTGTTGAGAAAGCTAAAGGAAGTCTTATAGTTGAGAATGGTGTGGTTCAGTTTACAGATGGAGAGTTAAGTGTAAATGAATCAGAGAACAAGAATGCAGATGTATTAAGAACAATAATTGATGATGGACTATATAAACTAGGACAAGATCTTGGATCATTAGGAAACGTTGGTTTTGCTACTCTTGGGGAAAAACTTGGTAAAACAGAAGAAGAAAAACAAGCAAAGACAGTGAATGCTAAAAAGCTATTAAGCAATGCTGATGCATTAACTAGATCTCTTGCTGTTGGTCTTAAACCTCTTATTGCTGCAGCCAACTTTATAGGATACAATTTCCAAGCATTTGTTAATGAAGGAACTATGTATTCATTTGCAGAATTCCAAAAGAACAACTTCAAGGTTGTTACAGGAACTAACTTCAGTGTAATACAAAAAGGACTTCTAGATCTTATTGTACCATTGAACGAAGATGTAACTACAGAAGAAAGAAGAAAGATAGCTAAGAAACAAGGCCTTGGTAAATACTTATCTACATGGACATTCACTGATGTGATGATGTCAACCAACTCTTTTGCTGAGAAAAGATTACAAATGGGTAGTGCGTTAAGTATTATTGATAACTCAATGGTGGTAGATGGTAAGATAGTAAACATAGTTCAATATCTAAAACAACAAGATAGAAATGCTAGAAAAGGATTGTCTGAAAGCGAAAGAAAGGCTTTAGAAAAATCATTCAAAGAAAGAGTTAGAGAATTAAAAGAATCTTCTTCATTAGATAAGGTGGCTACCATTGAAAATGATGAGGTGATTATTCCAGGAGTGAGTGATCTTGAGCTTGCTAAATTCAGAACAATGATTGTTGAGTATGGTAGAAAGCTTAATGGACAGATGAATGAAGACAACAAAGCTGGCTATAGAAGAGATACTATATTCAGTTCATTCATGATGTTCAAAAACTGGATGCCTAAATTAGTTGCTGAGCATACATTAGGAATTGACAAGAATGCAGAGCTTGATAAATGGGAATATGGTAGAACTAGAGCGTTTGTTAAAACCTGGCAACATGTAGGGTTTAGAAACATATCAAAAATGAGAGCCATCATAACTGGTACTGATGAGGGATTACAAATCCTTAATGAAATGCTTGAAGCTAAGAAGTTAGACTATTTCAAAAAGACTGGTCAAGAATTAGAGATTACAGAAGAAGAGTTTCAAGATCTTATAAGAGAACAGATAGCTAATCAGATGAAAGAACTATATCTATTGTTTGGTGTAATAAGTTTAGTTATTGCAGCTAAAGCAGCTGAACCACCAGAAGATGCTACAGAGGAAGAAAAGAATAAATATAAATGGACTCTAAAACTTGTAAACAAAGTGTCTGATGAGATCACATTCTATTACAATCCTCTATCATTTGAAAGTATGACTAAAGGATCTGTAATTCCATCTCTTGGACTTATGAGTAGAGCTACACAAGTGTTTTGGTATACAGGTAAAGAAATGTATGGAGAAGCAACAGATGATGAGGAGATGATTGAGAAGTCACATCCTACTAAATACTTCTTTAATATGATTCCTGTAGCTGCACAATTTCAAAATGAACTACTTCCTTATTTATATCCAGAACTAGCTAAAGAACAAGGCATAAGAGTTACTGGTGAAGCTAGAAGTAGGTAACGCTATATTATATCATTTATTTGATACACCCCCTTTCAAAATACATAATTAATAATTAAATTTGCTCACATGAGAACAGCTGCAATTTGCCCAACCTGTGCTACGTATGAGAATGCTTTATGCATCATATACAATGGCCCCTATCTTAATAATATAAACGTTAATCCTTTAGAGGATCTACCAACTATATTAGCAAAGATAAATACTAACTTAGTACCAAAAACTGGTACCACTGCTCCTAGTACATCTGCTACATATCTAGGACAAACTTATTTAAATACAACTACAAAGTTATTATACTTTGCTAAAGCTGTAGGTACAGGAGCTTCTGATTGGAATCTTGTATTAACAGCACCTGTAACAACACCTCAGTATGCTGATAACTCTGCAGCATTATTTGCTGGCTTAGTTGCTGGACAAATCTATCGTACAGGAGATCTTCTTAAAATAGTTCACTAATTAAAAATATATTTACCTTATGCTATATTATGCTGTAAATATATTTTCATTGTTTCTTTATTCAAAATATAAAATTTATATTTGTTCCTCAATTATATAAAACCAATAGTAACCCACTCAATTAAGAGCTTGGGGATTTTGTGTTTAATAATAAATCATTTTAAAGCATGGCTCAAGCATTTGAACAACAAGTAGAAAAAGAACTTAAAAGCATGGATCAACGTTTATCTGAGCTAGAGGAGAAAATGACCTCTATTGATACAAAGCTAAGTCAAGTAGTAGATGCTATCTTGGGAAATTCTCTTACTAAAACTGGAGGATTTGTCAAAGATATTGATGATTTAAAATTAAAAATAAAAGAACTAGAAGATAAACTTCAAAAACAAGAGGAGTTTAAAAAGAAGTTCACCTGGACAATTGGTATAGTTTTGGCACTAGCAGCAATATTACAATACGTTGCTAACATATTGTCCAAAATTAACTAATATATTATGGATAATCTAGAAGGATTTATTCCAAAATTTTTAAAAGGAGGATGGATTGTTACCTTAATAGGTGCTGCAGGAATGATTGCAAGACTAGCTGTTTCTGAAGAAGAGAATGCTATGAATACAATAATCAAGAATATATCTGCTGCAATGATTGCATCAAGTATATCTTGGTTCATATTAGAGCAGTTTGAAATTAATTCAATGATTAAAGCAATTACATATGGACTTGTTGGATTGAACTCACCTGAATTATTAAAAGGAATTACAAAAATATCAGGTGCATTCTCTGAAGATCCTGCAAAGTTTATATCCAATGCTAAGAAAGGTAAAGTTACATCAACCAGAAAACCTGTAGCTAAAAGACCTGTTAGAAAAAAACCAGTTAGATAATGAATAAAAACATTTCATTAATAGTATTAACAACAATAATGTTATCAGTTGCAATCTATGGTAAATGGATTGAAGGAAAAATATCAGATAATGCACATGCTATTATTGAAGATAGATTGAAACCGCAACCTTGGTTATCGAGAGCTTTTGATTACTATGGTACTCCCATAGAAGCAAACTTTGTAAACAAAGAGTTCAACATTGATAAGTTAAAAGGTAATATTGATTACATAAAAGATTGGAAAAAATCAAGAGACAGTGTATGGTCAGCATACATTGCAACTGAGATGGTTCCTGAGGAACAAAAACTTATTGATAAAATAAACGAGGAGACAGAAGAGGTTGATGAAATTATAGAAGACATTATCAAAGATGTTGAAAACAACAGGAACTCAAAAGAAGTAGACTCTATAATTAAATCAGGTGTTATAGAAAAGAAGATAACACCAATAATGGACAACATCAATTTGTTAATTGACTTACAGTCTACAGAAGGTGAGAAGTTAGCAGATGAAATGAAAGGTGTAATGTATACATTTTCAAACTTCATGGTTGGAGTTTTAGCATTATCATTTGTCTTATTAGGAACATTGATATATGATTTCATAAAAACAAAAAGGGAAGCAGCTAAACCTGTAAGGAGAACAAGAAAACCAGCAACAAAGAAACCAGTTAGAAGAACAACCACCGTTAAAAAATAATATTATGGGCTTTTGGAAAGAACTAGTAAGCGATGAGACAGATAGAGTTTCATCTAAACGTGTAGCAGGACTTTTATGTGTTGTTGCACTTGTAGCATCTTTGATTGCTAATACATTCAGTCATGAATCAATTAAACCTTCAGATATTCTTGTAGAGTCTGTGGCTTTATTTGCATTTGGAGCATTAGGTCTTACATCTATTGATAAATATACTAAAAACAAACAATAATGAGTAAGATTTCAGAATTTCAAGCTGCCAATGGATTAACAGCTGATGGTATTTTAGGTAAAGCAAGCTTTGCTAAAATGAAAGAATTGTGGAAAGTGACAGATGAACAATTAGCACATATCTTAGGACAATGTCATCATGAGTCTGGAGGATTTAAAGCTGATGTAGAAAATTTAAACTATAGAGCTAAAGGATTATTAGACATCTTCAAAAAATACTTTCCAACAGAAGCGTTAGCTAAAGCATATGAAAGACAACCTGAAAAAATTGCTAACAAAGTTTATGCATCTAGAATGGGTAATGGTGATGAGAAATCAGGTGATGGATGGAAATTTAGAGGAAGAGGTGCTTTACAATTAACTGGTAAAGATAACTACAAAGCATTTACAACATTCATTAAAGAAGATTGTGTAGCTAATCCTGATCTTGTTAAAAACAAATACTTTTTTGAAAGTGCTTTATTCTTTTTTAACAAGAATGGATTATTACCATTAGCTACAACTGTTACAACTGATTCTATTACAAAAATTAGTAAACGTGTTAATGGTGGCACTCATGGATTAGAAGATAGAATTGTGCAAACAAATAAATTCTATAAACAAATAAAAGGATGATTGCATTTTTAAAAAATCAATGGTTAGCTTCTGTATTAATAGTGCTCTTTATATTATTTTCATTTTATAATAGCATTAAAAAAGAAGAATTACTTAAAGAAAAGCAACGTCTTGAAAAAGAGATTGAAGCGTTAGAGCAAAAAGAACAATTACATTGGAATAAACTTGACAGTTTAAAAGTTAGTGAAAGCACTATAATTGAAAAAGAAAAAACATTAATACAAATACAACATGACACAATTAAGGTTATTGATACTATGTCTATTAGTGAGCTTCAAGAGTATTTCACAGACAGATACCATCAAGAAGATAGTATTAGATGAAAGAGTTGGTAGAGAAGTTGTAAAAGATCTTGTTAAAGGAGATGTGTGTAAACAACTTTTAGCACTTGCTCAAGAAAAGAATGATGTTCTAAAAAAACAAAACGCTGAACTATACTCAATCATTGCAATAAAAGACAGTATTATTTCTAAGAAAGATGAAATCATTACCGTTCAAGATAAAGCTATTGGTTGGTGGAAAAAACCTGAACTCCATGGTTATCTAGGAGTTCAAACTGTAAATGCTACATTAGTTAATCCATATTTATACGGAACCCTATTGTTAGAGTTTCCTAAGTTTAGTTTAGGAGCACAATACATTGTACAACCAAACAATCCATCAGGGTATGGATTCATTGTAGAATATAACTTATTTTAAATAATGGCAAAACAAACCAACACAGTAGAAAAAATAGCTAAACCAAAGATTAAACGTCCTGGTGTACATGCTAAATCAAAAACTTCTAGCTTAAAGACTAGTAAAAACTATAAGAAGCTTTATAGAGGACAAGGTAAATAATGGAAGCAATATATCAAGGAAATGTAGCAACAGATGGCAGTACAAAAATATTTTGTACAACGACATCATTGACTATAACTAACATTGTTATAAACAATCTTGGTTCAAACTATGTTTTTAATTTAAATAGAATAAACAATAATTCTTCTTTAGTTACAGTTCCTATATATGAATTATCTCTAGATATGGGAGATTCCATACAAGATACAAATATTTATACTTTATATAACTCTGACTCTATACAATTTATTTCAGATGTAGCAGGAACAACATATTACGTTAAAGCAATACTAGAACAATAATGTATGAGTTTATAGATAAGAATGGAAACATCTCAGCTAACTCTGCTAAGCTTATTGTAATAGATAAGTATGGAAAAGTAAAACAGGTTGGCACAGGGGGAGGAGGTTCTCCAACAGGCCCTGCAGGTGGTGACTTATCTGGAACCTATCCCAATCCATCTGTTGTATGGGCTAATGGACAACCAACATATGATCTTGTTTATTATCCTCTATCAACTAATCCTGCTGGTTATTTAACAAGTTCTGCTCTTACACCATATTTAACTACAGCTGCTGCAGCTCTTACATACTATCCTATACCTACAGGAACTGTTTCTCAATATATAGATGGCACAGGTGCATTTCAAACTTTTCCAACAATAACTAGTGGAACTGTAACATCTGTAGCTGCTTTAACATTAGGTACTACAGGAACAGATTTAACATCCACTGTAGCAAATCCAACTACAACACCTGTAATTACACTAAATGTACCAGATGCAAGTGCAACAGCAAGAGGAGCTCTTACTTCTGCAGATTGGACAACCTTCAATAATAAACAGAATGCTTTAGGTTTTACACCTGAGAATGTTGCTAATAAGCAAACAGACTTAACGGCTTCTGCTACAAAATATCCTACTGTTGATGCAGTTAATACAGGACTAGGAACTAAACAAAATCAATTAAATGGTACAGGTTTTATAAAAGCATCAGGAACTACAATAAGTTATGACAACAGCACCTATCTAACATCTTCTACAGTTATAACTAATGTTGAGAAAAATGCTTATGAATATAGAGCTTTAAATACAACAGGAGGTAATGTTACTGTTATAGGACAACCAACAGCAGGTATTGTTACAAGTGGACAAGGTGCTGCAAGTGGTGGTTCAGGTATATTTGCATCACAAAATAGAATAGATTATGTAACAAGTACAGTGGCAGGGAGTCTTGCTTTCTTCAGAACAACATTTGGTTCTTGGGGAGGTATGAGTTCAGGAAAGGTGTGTGAGTGGTTGTTTGGTACTGCTGATGCAGCTACAGTTGCAGGAGCAAGAACTTTTGTTGGATTTACAGCAAGTTTTGCAACCCCTAATAACGTTGAACCAACAACATTAGTGAATTGTGTTGGACTTGCACGTTTATCAACATCAAACAATTGGCATATCATTCATAATGATGCGTCAGGTGTAGCTACATCAATTGATCTTGGAAGTGGTTATCCATCAAACACATTAGGTGTTGATTTAATATATCTAAGACTTACATTCAACACTAATGGTACAGTTTCATATTTTGTAGCAAATAAAACAACAAACATATCTACATCAGGAACATTGTCAACAAATTTACCTGCTGTTGGATTGTATGAAACAATTTGGACAACTAATAATGCAACTGCATTAGCCGCAAGACTTGGATTTTGTTATAGAACATTTAATAATCCTTAATAAGTATGAAATACTTTTATACTAAATACGGAACAATAGTTGATGAGAATATGACTCCTATTCCTATGGTTGAAGGTAATCCAATCTATGAGGCGTATTTATTGTTCTTGCAAGCGGATGGAACTATTGAGCAAACTGATTATGTGACTAATGAAGAGCTTGAAGAGTTAAGAAGAACATCAATTCCACAGACAGCAAGTAAGATGCGTTTTTTCTTAGCGTTACTAAATATAGGAATAACAAGAACAATGGTGTATGACGTTATTAATCAGATAACTGATGAAAACCTCAAGGAGATTGTGCTTATAAAGTTTGACCTATCTCAGGAGTTTGATAGAGGAGATGAACATATAAACATGTTAGCTGGAATTTTTGGAATAACACAAACACAATTAGATGATTTATTTATTCAATCTAATACATAATATTAAAAAAATATATTTACATTTGTAAAACCTTAAATATTAAAAATCATGGCAATACCATCAAGACAGATAGGCTGGGGTACTACAGACAACCTATTGTGGCAAATATCTAAACAATTAGAGTTACTTATTAAAGTGACTGCTGCTGGTAATACGTACACTACAACTAGTACAACTACTATAGCACCTACCACAACCACAACTACAACATAATATGGCTATACCAAGTAGACAAATAGGTGGAAGTACAACAACCAATCTTCTTTGGCAGATCTCTAAGCAATTAGAAGAACTAATCTGTGTTAGAAGTGGTGGCTGTGGCACAACAACAACCACTACCACTACATTAGATTGTAATTGTTATACACTAATAAATAATACAAATAATTCTTCATCATATGACTATATAGATTGTTCAGGCAGTGAAATAAATAATGTTCCAATAGCAAGTGGAGAAACTATAAATTTATGTGCTTCTCGTGACTCAATCTCATGTGTAGATGTAATTTTAATATTAGATCAAGGTGTGTGTGGAGAGGTTTGTAATTATTCTTGTAATATTTATAAAGTTGAAGCTCCTGAAGTTCCTGGAGCTGAATGGAATTATTCATATGTAGATTGTGAAGGAATATTTGTACAAGGTGTAATAGGGACTGGTGATCGATCGCTAACAGATTGTATGGTTGTAGGATCATTAACTTATTTCCCAGAAGGATTAATTGTAACAAATCTAGGAGAGTGTTTAGTTAATGCCACAAATATATTTGTTAATTGTCCAGAAGCATGTAATCCTGGGCCTAGTTGTCTGCAACCATATGATTATTACAATGTTTGGATACCACTATCATGCGCAGAATTTTGGCCAACTATTGGATGTGAAGTGTGGTTGGATGAATTCAAAACAACAGCATTCCCTGATGGAAATTATAACAATGGAGAGGGCGAATGTATAACAATAACAGGTGGCGTAGTAACAGCTATTCCTTAATATAAAAAAACAAAAAATAAAACCAACTACATTATGAAAGAATTAAAATTTGTACAATGTTGCCCTAGCGATATTTATTATACATGGCAAGTGAATCTATGGATGGAAAGTCTTAAAGAAATAGGACATTCTGACAAAGCAATCAACCTTATATTCACTCCTAAAGGAAGAGAGAATAAAGAGAAGTGGAAACAGATACAAGAGTTGTATCCAGAAGCTGAGTTTCACTTCTATGAAGATGAAGACAACTTGAATCGATTAATTGGAATATATATTCCTGTATTAAGACCATATGTTCTTTGGAAACATTTTAAGAAACATCCAGAACTAAGTGATTGTGCTATATTCTATTGTGATAGCGACATTCTTTTCATGAAGGATTTCAATGTGGATCAGTTCTTAGAGGATGATATAAACTACTTATCAGATACAAACAGCTATATCAACGCTAAGTATTTTGATAGCAAAATACATCAAGTGCTACCAGAGAAACTAGAAGAGTATAAAGGCAGAGATGTTCTTGCTGAGATAGCAAGTGTTGTTGGAATAAGCAGAGAAATAGCAGAAGCTAACAATGATCATTCAGGAGGAGCTCAATATCTATTAAAGAATGTAGATGCTGACTTCTGGAGTAAGGTGATGAATGATTGTATTCTTATAAGAACCTATTTACAGACAGTGAATAGAGAATTCTTTAAAGATGAGAACACAGGGTTCCAAAGTTGGTGTGCAGATATGTGGGCTGTTCTTTGGAATATATGGGTAAGAGAAAAAGAAACAAGAGTGGTTCCTGAACTAGCATTTGCTTGGGCAACAGACCCTATCACAAAACTTGATACCCATACCATCTTTCATAATGCAGGGATAGTTTCTGAGACAGGTAATGGATACCCAGCTTTCTATAAAGGAAAATATCACATGGGAACAGATCCAACAAAAGATCCTTCTCTTGAAGCTCTACTTAACAATGAAGAATCAAAAAAATATTGCACGTGGTTTTATGCCACTAAGCTAAATGAAATCAAAAACAAATATAACCTAGACTATTAACCCTAAATTAAAAAACAAATGGGAAGCATTAATTCAAGACCTTTGAAAGCTTTTGTTCGCTATGATGGTAGCGGACGAATAGTTGCAGGAAGCTTAATCCTCAGAAAAAATAAGCCAAAAGTGGGCAAGTGGAAAGAAATACAAGCATATGAGTGCTGTTTTCTAACTTCTACTACCACAACAACTGCAGCACCTACTACAACAACTAGTACCACTGCAACACCAACGACTACTACAACAACAACATCACCTTAATCATCATGGCAAGAAGTAATAACAATAACAAGCTTAAAGCTTTTGTACGTTTTGATGGTTCAGGACGTATTATACCAAGTAGTTTAATTGTACAAGCATTTAAACCTGCTGTGGGTAACTATGTAGAGATAGATGCTAAAGAGTGTTGTAACTATACAACCACCACTACATCTACTACTGCAGCCCCAACAACAACAAGCACTACTACAGCAGCTCCTACTACTACTAGTACAACTACTGTGGCACCTACAACCACAACAACAACTACTCCAGGTCCTTAATTTAAAAAATAAACAACATGGCACTAAAATCCCTATTTCCAAATGAAATGATGGAAAGCAAAGGAAGTGAACTTTCATTAGAAAGCATTGCTGCTAAACTTACATACTTCCATGAGCAATTACACTTGACTCATTGGCAAACAACTAGTTATGCAGAACATCAAGCCACAGGAGCATTGTATGATTATGTACATGATTTCAAAGATGGATTGGTTGAAAAGATTATGGGATATACAGGTAAAAGACCTGCTCCATATAAAATAGAACCTCTTACAAACTGTACAGCTGGTGAGTGTGTTTCAAATCTCCTATCTTTTGCTTCAGCTTTGAAAGCATATGGTGAGAAGAATAGTTTCCATGATGTATGCAACCTTGCAGACTCTCTGTCTGGAGAAGCAGCTAAAACTAAATACCTACTAACATTGTCATAATGGAAATAAGTAGAAAACATTTTCCTAAGGTGATGCAAGATAACGATGAGGTCTTTCTTGCACACTTAGAAGGTGTTATCTCTTCTGTTGATGAACTATGTAGTCTTGAGATAACAAAGAACACAGACAACTATAGGTTCAGAATAGCAGCCAGTCATCCAATGTATAACAATATGCTTATAGAAGAGATTCTTAAGTTCTGTAACATGTTCAAGATAAGAGTGGACATGAGCAAATCAATCAAAACATCAAGTGTTATAACATTTGAAATAAACTTAGAATAACATGCCAACATTTATTAAAGCAGGTTTCTGGGAGCAATTATGTAAACCTTGTACAGGATACAAAGGCTGGCTCAACCTTGATGAGTTAATCAAGAAACTAGCAAGTACAGTGGTTGGTCCTCAAGGACCTCAAGGAATTCAAGGAGAACAAGGCCCACAAGGTGTTGAAGGTCCACAAGGAATACAAGGTGAAACAGGTGCTGCATTGACAGTGCTTGGATCCTATCCTGATCTTGCTGCATTCTTAGCAGGTGCTGGTGGTTCACCAGGATTACCTGGAGAAGCTTGGTTACTTGAATCAGATGGATCTTTAATGATTTGGAACACAGCAACTAATGTTTGGGAAGATGTAGGTGATCTACAAGGACCACAAGGGATACAGGGAATTCAGGGACCACAGGGTGAACAAGGTATTCAAGGAGTTCAAGGGATTCAAGGAATAGCTGGTGTAGTAGGTGGTTATTTAGGATCTTTCTATGACACTACAAACCAAACAGGTCTTGCAAATAGCGTTCTTACAATGAACATTGGTAATTCAGATCCATGGAACGATGGAGTATCTATAGTTTCTGGTTCTCAAATAACAATAGCTAATCCTGGTGTATATAATATACAGTTTAGTGCACAGATGGTAAAAAATTCTGGTAACACTGCAACACATGCACATATATGGTTATCACAAAATGGTCTTGATGTGCCAATTAGTGCATCTCAATTAGGATTTCCTTCTAACTCTGTATATGTTGTAGCAGCTTGGAACTTTTTCTTTAAAACAACAGTGGCTAATGAATATGTAGAACTTAAATGGGAAATAAATAGTAACGTAAATAATGCAATATCAATTACATCAGCTATAGCTTCAGGAACTATTCCTGCTATTCCTGGTCTTATTGTAACAGTGAACCAAGTAGGATAGAAAATAAATTTGTTTTGTCACAATTATAGCATATATTTGTTACATAAATCAATTAAACAATTTACATTATGGCACAGTATGATCCTGCAAAGAGGTACACTTGGACTCCTGAAGACAAATTCACGTTAACAGGACAACAGTTTGGATTAATTCTTAACACAGTTAGATCTTATTTATCATCAGAAGAAGCAGCACGTTTCCAATTGATGGTTCAAACTAATCAAGTGATTGAAGAGTTAATGATTCAAGGTGTGGAAGCTGACATCATCAAAGAGGTGGAAGCTCCTACAGAAGAATAAAAAAAGTCTGGTTGGGTGACTAAGAACCAGATGTAGATAATCTAAGCACTTCTCTATGAGAATATACGAACCAAAAAATAAAATAGATGTTATAACGCCAAAGGGAGATGGCTCAATATTGTTTTTGACAGATTATGGAACAGAAACAGACACCATCTATACAATTGTAATTAATTCAACTGGGGAACTATGGCAGTATACCCATCGTGATATAATCGTTAAACCCAATATAACATTTAAACGCTATGGCAAAAATGAAAAAAGCACAGAAGGGAGCAATGCTAAAACAAGCTCCTAAGACAACAATGGAAAAAATCTCTAGTACAAAACTAAAAGATGTTTCTGAAAAAGCAGGTAATCTTGGTAAAAGAATGATTAACTCAGGAAAAGCTGCAATTAAAAATACTATTAATAAAGTAAAAAATTCTACTGTAGGAGATGCAGTAAAAGTTGCAGGAGATGTAGCTACTGGAGGAGCATATTCTGCTTATAAGATGGCTACAAAAAAACCTGCTAAGAAAGCAGACAATACTTTGTCTGCTATGGCAAAAAAGAATGGTGGCCCTGTTAAA